AGCAATAGATTTGATTTTACTATTGCCAACACCAGCGGATCATCAGTTACAGTCTACTATGGCTACACTAAGGTTTAACGATAAATATGAATAGGACACAAAAATGGCAATAACATTTCCAACAGAGCCCACACTAGGGCAAGAATACGTAGGTGACAACGCTGTGACCTATCAATGGACCGGCAGCATTTGGAGCACATTAGTTCCTTGGCTAGCAGGTAGAGCACAGTATGTAGCAGAGGGCGGGTTTGCTGATCAAACCTACAACGACAATTTAGACAACACCATCGACGGTGGCAACGGAGCATAAACAATGACAACAAGAATCAAACTACGCCGTGACACTGCGGCCAACTGGACACAAACTAATCCCGTACTAGCCGCCGGCGAACCAGGATTAGAAACAGATACTGGCAAGGTCAAGTATGGTAATGGTACCAGTACTTGGTCACAGTTGAGTTATGGTGGGGGCGATGGTGCTACTCTTACTGCCGAGGGCAATGTTGTGGTCACAGCAGGCTCAACAGAGCATTGGATCGCCACACAGCGTAGCCAAGAAGGTGACACTAACCCCCGTGCTCTGCGCTATGACAGCCTGGGTAATCTTTACTCATTGACTCAAACTTATGAAGATAATGACAGTTACCCCATAGCAGTTCTTACCAAATACACAGCCGCTGGTGCCGTAGCCTGGCAAAAATCATTCAGTGAGTATTATCCAATAGCATTGGCCATAGACAGTTCGGATCGTGCTTACATTACTCTTAACGCAGGCGATGAAAGTTCTGATGTTATCGTGATGCAGTTTGAATCCACGGGCACTTTGGGTTGGAAGAAAGAATATGTCATTGGACAGATTTCGTCCTTCCTAGGCTACATTGAAGAAAAGAGCACTACCACATTGGCCTTGGCCTTTTCAGTGGGTGAAGGTGGTCCAGGACCTAGCGCAGTATTAATAATGGAAATCAGCATCACTGATGGCTCAGTGCTGTTGAAAAAATCCTTACAGTTGCCCGTAACAGACCTTGTAGTTGTTACAGGTATCGATGTTGACCCTGATGAGAATGTTTTTGTCACTGGTTATTACCACGACACCAATGCCGGTGTTAACAAGATGTTCATTGAAAAACTAGACGAGGATCTAGAGCCTGTATGGAGCAAGAGTCTAGAAGCACCCGACACCTATGACATGTACGGCGGTGACTGTGCCAGTGACGCACTGGGCAATATCTATGCGGTAGGTGCCTATGAAGTTAAAACTACAAACAGTGATATCAATAACACTCCAGAAGCGTCTGCTGGTATATTGACCAAACTGAACTCAAGTGGTGTGGTACAGTGGACACGCAGACTTGGCCCAGGACCTTGCGGCAGTTGGATCGCGGGATTGACAGCCACTGCCACAGGCGATGTTTATCTATCATCCTTGACATTTGCCAAGAAAACAGGCCCACTACCTGATGTTTCAGAAAATGGCCGAGAAAATCTTGGACAGAACAAGATGATCGTGGTTCGCTATGACACACAGGGTGCGGTGGTTTGGCAACGCTATGTTGATGTGGCCCACCTAGAAGAAGAGGAACCCGATAGTCCAGAAGGAGGCCGCGGTCAGGCCATAGCAGTATTCGGTGACAAGTTTGCCGTAGACGGATACGGATACAGTTGGAATGCCACACCGTTTCGAAATGGCAGTTCAGCAGACGACGAATACGATTACTTTGTGGTACAGTTGCCCACAGCAGGCACTGACTTGACCATTGGTGATTTAAGTTTCACAGAAAGTCGTGTGCCGGCTCGCTTTGTCACCCACACTACCAGCGACAGTCCTCTAACTCATGAAAACTGGGATGAAACTATTACCGCAACAAATTCCACACTGGTACCAGACGCTGACACCACTGTGGCCAACAACATTGTCAAGAGTGAAACTTACGCTTATACATTTGGTGCTGACGGTACGCTGACAATTCCCAACGATGGTGACCTTAAACTGACACAGACGCAGGTAGGTTGGTTTATTGGTCTAGACAGTCGCGATTCTAATAATCACATCGAAGGCGATTGCGTTGCAGTTGACTCACAGGGCTACAGTTATATAGGTGGCGACGAAGATGACGACGACCATGCATTCGTAATGAAGATCAGTCCTGAAGGCGATAGACTATGGAGTGTTAGAGTTTTTGAAGATGACAATGGCGACAATGGTGAGTTAACCAGCCTCAAAATTCATCCCGTCACAGGCAACATCATGGGGTTGGGTTATGTTTTTGACACCTATACTTACAGCATATTGTTTACTTTAGATCAAGATACTGGTCGTCTTTTAAATGTTACAGAATTCAAAGACAGTGACGGCGATGTTGAACTAAACACCATTGCCTGGACCAGCGACGGAGCCTATGTGATAGGTGGTAGAAAAATGGGCGAGTTCAGTGCTGAGTTTCCTGTAGTCCCACAAACAGGCAGCGGTGTAGGCACTATTGTGATTTTAAGAAGTGCTGTTCCAGAAGTTGAGTATATCAATGACAACTGGCAGATTGGCGGAACTGGTATTTCACCGTTCCAAAGTGTTAACTTTTCGGAACGCTACACTGGATTGACTGGTACAACACGAGAAGGTTCAGGTGCTACATTTGACATCACCAACAACGGTGATGGTACTTATAGTGTTTCGGTTGTTAGTGGTGGTACAGACTATCTAGCAGGGCACAAGATCAAGATTTTAGGTACAAGTTTAGTTGGCGTACCTGGAGCAACACCGGACAACGATATCATCATTACAGTAGGGGGTACGCTAGGCGGTGGTGTCATTAACAATGTGACTCATACAGGAACAGCCGCTGGAACCACAGTGGCAACTGATACTGAAGTATCAGGCACTAACTTTGAAGTAGGTTCTGGATTTATCTTTACAATACAAGGACCGTTCTTTGACAACGATTACAGCAATCAAGACGGTAGTCGTGTAATTACCGCCAACGGTAGTAACTATGTCAACGGTGATGTTGTTGTTGTTCCTGGAACAAGCCTAGGCGGAACAAGTCCCGCTAACGACCTAACAGTTAATCTCTTCGTTGGCCAAAACGAGTTTTACATCGACAATGTGTCAGGTACAAGTCAATCAACAACTTGGAAGATAGAAACAACTGCACAGGTTGACTTTACTGCTGACGGTAGTTGGTCAGTGACCTACTCACGAGACAATGACTGTGTGCTGATTACTCCTACTTGGCAGCGCACATTTGGCACAGCAAAAGATAAGTATGATGAAATAATTACACTGACAGTGGACAGTCAAGACAATATCATTGCGGTAGGCGGTGGATATGGAGAATTGGCAGCTAACAATTTTGATGATCTATCGGTGGTTTACAAGTTCAACAGCGCAGGTACACTACAGTGGGCTCGTCAACTCAACGCTGGAAACGACGATCACGAAGGACATAGTGTAGTGACCATTGGCACAGACATATATGTTGTAGACGAAAACGACAGCGGTGATTCTTTTGTCAGCAAGTTAGACAGCACAGGCACAGTCAAATGGCAGAGACGCACTGATGGTCAGGATATAACCATTGCCCGCACACCAGACGGAAATCTATTGGTAGCGGTTGAAGATGACAGTTCAGAGACTATCACCACAGACGAAGACTATGCTATTAAAATATTCCTACTAACACCCGCAGGAGAAACTGTGTGGAAGCGTTGGCTGTCTCCTAACATTGACTATAGTGCTTACATTGGCAGTTCTGGTGAGTGTCTAGTCACAGACGCTAACAGTTTCTATATCACGGGACGTAATAGCACCGATGATGATAATTGGGCTTGGGCTGCTCGCTTGCCTCTAGACGGCTCGGGCACAGGCGAGTATGGACAGTTCTGCTACACAGATGTTAATACAGAGACCAACTACTGGGGCGCCGATTTCAACTACGCTATTGATGTTGTTGATATAGCAGGTGTGAACAATTATGCTGGCCTATTAAACGACAGCAGTGATCCATTGATCAAAACCACAGCCACAGTGACTGTAACCACCAACAACACCAGCGACTATGATGTTTTTGGTTACTATCCACCAATGGTCGTAGAAATTGTGCGTGACACAGACGGCGGCAACATTGTGTTTGCCGATGGTACCAAACAGAGTACCAGTGCTACAGATGTTCCGCAGAGACTGTTCAATGGTGTAGATTATACGCTAGGTATGGTGGATCGTGGACATCACATTCTCTGTACTGACGATATTCAAAGCATTCGTATTCCCTACAATGCTCGTGTGGAGTTTCCAATAGGCACTGTGATTACCATTGTGAATCCTCGAGGTGATAGTGTGGCTATCAACACAGAAGGCGGCAGTATACAAGTGATGATTCCCGGTGATGATAATTACTCAAACGGTGGAACTTTCCTAGTATCTGAGTACGGTATGGCCACGCTGTTAAAGATTGACACAGACTCGTGGGTGTTGGCCGGCAATGTTGGACCAGATTAAGGAAACGAGATGCCCATATCACAAATATTATTAATCAGCACCACCAGCGGTGGAGGCGGTGGAGGTGGCGATGGATTGGCTCCGCCAACTACTTTTACACCCGACGTAGATACCAGCGGCATAGTCACCTCAGGTTGGCAAATCCTTATGGCCACCACCGGATTAAAAACTAGTGAAACCTTAAGTGATCCTTTTGCCCGTATTGGAACCACCGGATTCCGAGAAGCCAACTTCCAATCTTCTGGTGCGATTACTCGCACAGCATTTGGCGACGGTGGTGGTGTTTATGCTAACTTTTTCCTTAAAACTGGCATTACAAAAATAGCCTTGGTAGATGGTTCTGGTACATTATCAGATCCCACTTCTAACACCAACTATTTGATATACGATCTAGTGTCCAGTACAGGTTCAGAAACCATCTACGATATTATTAGACGTTTAGATTATTATCTTCAAACCAACACTCCATTTCACACCAACGACACAGTATATGGGAGCCCAGCCGTTACCAATTTCACTGCTGGCGCAAATGGATATTCTGGTTTATTGACCAGCAACGGCGGCTCAGGGTTTAGAGACAACGACGGAGACCTTCCGGACAAGTTTGTCATAATGGGTATCAATCGAGAGGCTGACAACGACATTCAGGCCTTGTGCTCTTACAGTGGCAATCTACTGTCAGGTAAAGGTGATCAATGGCGCAATAATAATCCATTAGAAACATTTTGGAGTTATTGGGGCAATGATTTCCACGCCAACAGTCAACAACAGCGTCCAGGGAGAGAAAGACAAACCAATCCTGGTATCGGTGATGGAGTAGCAAGTTATACAGGACCGGTCTATCTACTGGCTTTTAGTGGCAGCATCCAACCAACTTATACACTGACTCCAGATGCTGATAACGTCGATGAAGGCAGCACTTTGACATTTAATGTAGGTGGAACTAATATTGTCAACGGCACTTATTATTGGACTATGGAGACCAGCGCAGGCGATTTTGGCGCAAATAATGGATTAGTTACCATTACCAATAACGAAGGTTCATTTACAGTAACACCCGATACTGATACCACCACCGAGGGTGCAGAGACATTTACAGTCAGTCTTCGAGCAGATAGTATCGCTGGTGATATATTAGTGACCAGTGATCCAGTAACTATCAATGACACAAGTCTAACACCAGAGCCAACATATACACTAACACCTGCCGCTGACAACGTTGATGAAGGCAGTAGTTTAGAATTCACAGTTGGTGGAACTAATATATCAGATGGCAATTATTCCTGGGTCATAGAAACTGGCTTTGAAGACTTTACCACAACCTTTGGAACTGTTACGGTTACAAGTAATTCAGGAACGTTCTCGGTGACACCCACTGCTGATGATACCACCGAAGGCCCTGGGTCATTTACAGTAAGCCTGCGTACTGGTCTTTTAGAACCAAACTTAGTAACCAGTGATTCAGTAACTATCAATGACACCAGCCTAACACCAGAGCCAACTTATCAAATAGCACCTAGAGCCAACAATGTCAATGAAGGCAGTAGTTTAATAATTGATGTAAGCGGAACTAATATTCCCGACGACACTTATTTTTGGACCGTAGAAACTAACGCTGGTGATTTCGGTACAAGCAGTGGCGAAGTAGAAATTACCAATAACGCAGGTTCATTTACAGTAACACCCGATGTTGATGCTACCACTGAGGGTAGTGAAACATTTACAGTCAGTCTTCGATCAGTTAGCATCACTGGTACAGTATTAGCAACCACCGACAATGACATTACCATCAATGACACCAGTCTTGATCCAGAGCCACCGTTTAGTTTACAGTTTAATCAACCTCAAGGAGATTATCTATCAACACCTGCCAGCACCGACTGGAACTTGGGCACATCTTGGACCATAGAGTTCTGGTTAAACGCTAATAGTTCAGGTGATGGCAGCGCAAATATGACTGGCGGCATATGGGGCTTGTTAAATCAAGAAGGTTGGGCCGCAACTAATGCTATAAACATAGCAATAAGTGACAGCAAATTAGTTGTTGGTCAAGGCGCTCAATATGACGATGTACGATACACTGAACCTACTCCAGCGCAATGGACACACGTGGCCATTGTCAACGACGCAGGCACACAGAAAGTATTCTATAATGGTGTTGAGCAGACTAAAGTTTCAGGAACATTTGGCACAGCCAACTATACTAACTCTACAGACAGTTTAGCCATAGGTAATATAAGCGGTGGCAACAACTACTTTGATGGCAAGATGGCCATGGTTAGAATCAGTAACACGGCCAAGTATGCCGCGGCATTTACTTCCACAGTGACTTATGGTGTTGAATCAGATACTCGATTGTTCTTGGACTTGGGTTACCCGTTATCTGATACATCTTATTATGAGTTGAATGGTGTATCGGTAGTCACTAACACTCTGACCACTATCTATATTTCCAAGTCAGCGTATCCTAATTTAGATAAACAAGTTCGAGTAGGAAATACCGTAACAAATACTAGCGATTCTACGTTTTGCATAGTCACCGCAGCAGTGTTCACAGCAGATCCTAGTAACTGGGGAGTAGATGTTTCACCTGGATGGAGCGGCGTGGCCACAGTAAACTTCACTGGTGCTAGACATACTATCGTCAACAACGGTACAACTGTGAGTGAAGAGTTCCCGAACACATTCACTGGATTAGTACATCCTTATAGTGGCGGCACGCTAGGCGCTACATACTGTCTTGTAGATGATCCTAGATTGGCTGAGGCTACGGCTATACCAGTTGGTGCTAGAATAACCAGCAACATAGCAGGCTTTGGCACTAGAACTGTGATAGGAAATCAGGTAGACTTCAACGGTGGCAGAACCATAACATACGATAATACCGGGTTGACTGGCAATACCAGCACTTCACATGTGTTTAACTTCTATTGGTAATTGATGTTTGAACAACGCAGGCTGGCAGTTGACGCAGGGTTGGCGGAACTGATACAACATCAGCGTGGTTTGGACTATAGACGCAGGTACGGAGCAGGCTGGCAGAGTATAGGTTATACTGGTCAGCCTTTTCCATGGTTTGAATCAACATATAGGGCAGTTGAAGCAGAAGCGGGTAGTATAGACACATGGTGGTTTAATGTTAATCTACAGGGTGAAGGCACGGGTTGGCATAGTCACAGTCAGTGGGCTAGAGTTGGGGTGCTGTATGTACAGGTTCCTGCGGGTCTTATAGAGTTTAAGCAGGGCGAAGCATATTGGACAGAATCACCCCAAGCAGGAGATCTGCTAGTATTTCCTGGTAGTTTAGAGCATAGAGTAAGACCTAATACTAGTAAGGCAGTTAGAATTAGCATAGCCTTTAACTTCAAAAAACGGTAAATACACTAAAGAGAGCGTGTTATGACTATACAAACAATCAATATCGGCAATGTGGTAAATGATGGACTGGGCGATGATCTACGCACGGCATTCCAGAAAGTAAATGCAAACTTCGCAGATATAAGCACACAACTAACTATCACTGCTACCAACGTAGGTGCGGTGGGTGCAGGTGTTTTCAAAGAAAAAGTAGGCGCTGATCTAAAATTTAAAAAGCTAGTATCCGGCACCAAGATGCTGTTGGACGAAAACACAGATACTATTACAGTCAACAGCACTGCTCCAGATGCTTTTATTAGAATAGACACCGATGCTGGTGTTATGCTGGCCAGCACACATCAACAGATTACCATGGCTGGCGTAGCAGCTCCTGGATCTACTACCAGCAGAAAGGACATAGAAGTCACTGCTTTTGGCTCCACAGTGAGTTTCAAAACCATTATTCCAGTCACAGACATTTTAACTTCCTATGATTTTGGACGCATAGACGGCACTTATACCAATGCCATGCAGGTAGCTTTACAATCTGCAAACATAGATTTTGGCACCATACTGCTGCCTGGACGCATGGATCTGGACTGCGGCACACTTCTCTAAGGATTGATCACATGATAACATGGATCACTCCTGCAGATAGTCTAGGCTTACTCACTGAACGTATACCTATTGATATACAATTACAGGCCGCAACCAATCTCACAGCCACTGTCTCATACAGCTTAATCGCAGGTGCCTTGCCTCGTGGACTCAAACTGATCGATGGGGCTATCAAAGGCAGTCCCACTGAAGTAAAAGTCTATACAGAAAGTAGATTTGTGATTCGAGCATCGGACGGTGTGGACATTGAAGACCGCACTTTTAAGCTGGCTGTGGATGGCAGTGACAGACCTATATGGCTCACCAAGGAAGGATTTTTAAACGTCGGCCCAGCAGAAGCTTACTTTGTATTAGACAATGCACCGGTCGACTTTCAACTTGAAGCACGTGACACAGATCTCATTGCCAGTGATGTATTAGAATTTTATCTTGTGCCCAATGGAGGAGTATTGCCTCCTGGACTCAGCCTCAGCAAGAGTGGTATAATATCAGGTTTCACCGATCCCATATTTGCCGTAGAATACAACCTGGAAACTTCAGGTGGCTATGACACCGCACCCTTAGACGTATTTCCCATAGACTTTATACAAGCTCGAGGCAATGGTTTTGACACATTTACCTACGACATCACTGTGTTTGATTACAATGAACCCAGCAGAACTCCTAGACGTCTCAGCAGGATCTACAATTTCATAGTAGCTGTCACTGACGGAGTGTATACCGAAACTAGGCTGTTTAAAATCTATGTGGTCACTGAAGAGTTTCTACAAGCCGATAACTCAATAGTGCAGGTCGACACCAATATATTTCAAGCAGATGCCAGCAGTGCTCGTGTGCCAATTTGGATCACTGACAGCGATCTTGGCCGCTTCCGTGCCAATAACTATGTAACTATATTTTTAGATGTCTATGATCCTCCCACGTTATCCGGCACTATCGCATACTTTCTATTGCCTACCAATCCCGACGGTTCGCAGAGTCAACTGCCTCCTGGCATGGAACTAGATACTACCACAGGTGACATAGCAGGGGCTGTGCCATATCAGGCTAGAATCTCAAGAAATTATCAATTCACTGTCCGTGCTGTGAATTATCCTGCAGAGTTGGCCTATACGTCTTATCTATATAAAGGCACATGGAATAACTCTACCACTTACAAAATCAATGACGCTGTGGAATTCATTGGGGTAACATATATCAGTGTGAAAACTCATCTTAATAGACTACCTACTGATGAAGAATATTGGCGAGCCAGCACTTCAAAGACTGAAAAAACTTTCACTGTCACTGTGATCGGAGAAATCGACAGCGCAGTAGAATGGATCACTGACAGTGATCTTGGAACAATCAAACCAAACACTGCTTCTGACAAATACATTCAAGCAACCAGTCTACTATATGGCGGGAGAATCAGCTATGAATGGGTGTCAGGCAATCTCCCTGCTGGACTACAATTTTTGCCTACAGGTGCAATACAGGGCAAGATCAAACAGTTTGCAGATGACACTGGTCCAGGACTAACAAGATTTTTCGAACGCACAGACAACCTATCACCCGCTGAAGACAGTTCTACACTCAGTAGAGATTATTCCTCGACCTTCGACGCTGCTACCACAACGTTCGATCTCAAGTTTACATTTACTGTGCGAGCCAGAGACAGTGTGAATTTTGCCACATTAAATCGCACATTTAATTTATCTGTGTTGGTTGCAAACAATAAAACTTTTGCCAATCTCTATGTCAAAGCTCTGCAATCAAAGCCCAAAAGATTAGCGTGGTTCAATTTTATCACTGATGCAACAATATTCCGCCCCACAGACATCTATCGATATGGTGACGTTAATTTCAGTGTGCAGACAGATCTTCGAGTTTTGATATATGCAGGTATAGAAAGTGTCAAGGCTGAGAAATTTGTGCAGGCCATGAGTCGCAATCATTATCACAAGAGATTGAAATTTGGACAAGTGAAAACTGCCAAGGCCAAAGATCCTGTAACACAAGAGACCATCTATGAAGTCATCTATGTAGAAATCATAGACGACCTAGAAAAAAACGGTCGCAGCATCAGCCAAACAGTGAATCTACCCAATAACATTAACAGCAAGGTATTGATCAGCTATGACAGTATCAAAATAGACAGCGACATTCCCTTGGTCAGCGACAGTGATCATCAGCGAGTGTTTCCTAATTCTATTAAAAACATGAGATCACGCATCAGCGCAATAGGGGACAGAGATCGAGAATTTTTGCCCTTATGGATGCGCAGCACACAAGACCAAGCATCTTTTGAAACAGGATATGTATCAGCCTTGCCTCTGTGCTATTGCAAGCCGGGATCGGACAATGATGCAGCGGCCAGCCCGGCTGAAAATATATTAGCTAGAATCAAAGCCAGTGGCTTTGATTTTAAAACCATTGACTTTGTAGCAGATCGCTATATAATAGATATTATAGACGGAGAAATAGAGGATAAATACCTTGCATTCCCGCAACGTGGAGAAAAATTACCTTGACAAGCCTTATCAATTTCGCAGCAATAAATGAAAACTTTCCTGTAGCTGGACAGGACAACGACACGCAGGTATTCAGAGATAACTTTGATACTATCAAAACCAACTTCTCTGCTGCTAAGAATGAGATCACAGATCTGCAGGATAATGCGGCCCGCAAAGACGAAGACAACGATTTCTTATACAACGTAGTAGGGTCCCTAACTTTACAAGATGCATACCTGCGTAAAAAGGACTATGGTGCTGCCATTGTAGCAGGCACACAAGACATCAGTTTTAAGCAGGCCATGTATCACATAGTAAAATTCGGAGCAAACACCAGCTTGTCATTCTCTGAATTTCCTACCGGAGCGGTGGATGTCACAGGACTCGGACAGATTGGTAAAGCCACTCTAGAACTTTATGGTGATGGTACTGCTAGAACCATTACATTTACTACTTCGGGTGGCACAGTGATTAAAAAATCACCAGGGTTTCCTGTATCAGTTACAGTCACATCTACTACCGATCCGGTGATCATCGAAGTATGGAGGCACAGTGCCACCGTGATTTTCTTGAACTATCTAGGATTATACAGCTAATGTTTCATCCCCTTAGCGGCGATCTGTCAGAATACAAAGATCAAGACATTGAAAATCGCCTAATCGAATTGAATAAAAAATATCATGCTGCTGCAAGAATGGGCAGTAGAGATCTCTTGACACAGCTATCTACTTTTGTTACAATATATAGAGAAGAACTCGCAAAGAGGCATGCTCAGAAATTGAAACAGGCAGATGGTGATTTAGGTCAATTGATCAATGTGGACTAATACAACGCAACAACTTATTCAAGGTGTGATGCAGCATGGGCCAGACATACTGGAACATTGCCAGACTTCTGATGATCTTTCACAATATGTGAATAGATTGCATCAAGAGCATTTGAACTATCCAATTCCCCCCGCTGACATAGACTGCACTGAATGGTTTATACCCAAAGAATATCAATGCATGGACATAGAAGCATTTTTGGTGGATCACTGTCCAGAACAAAACTATGATAGATTGTTACAAGAGATCGAATTATATAGAAATCATAATTTGATTCCTGTGTTGCGAGCAATGAAATATGTGGTAGATACTCTCAGAAGCAATAATATTGTTTGGGGAGTAGGTAGAGGCAGTTCGGTAGCTAGTTATGTGCTGTTCATAATTGGCGTACACAAAATAGACAGTGTTAAATACAAGCTACCAATTAACGAATTCTTTAAAGGAGAATAAAATGGGAAGAACTTATACCTCAATGAGAGGCAAAGAAATTGACATGGAAAAGATGAGCTTGAGATTTGAAAAAACTCCGGCTGTGGGCAATATGAAAGTCAACGCTCGAGGTGACGAAATTGGCGAAGGTGGCAGAGTGATACGCACACGCGAACAAGTGCTAGCAGATTATTATGCACAAAATCCCAACGCATTACATGAAGAAGTAGCTGCTCGCAGCAACAAGAAATAAGGTAAACTATGTTCAATCTCGAAGCACGACACATGCAGGTTCGTCCTCTGCCAAAGGACCTTCTTGTTATTAACATGGACATGGGCGAAATGAAAACTGCGGGCGGCATCGTTATTCAAAGTGACGATGGTAAAGCACACGGTGTTAAACCTCGTTGGGCTGAAGTTTATAAAGTCGGCGATGAATGTGATCTCGATGTCAAGATCGGTCAGTGGGTTCTTATTGAACACGGTCGGTGGACTCGTAAGATTAAAATCAACGACGGCGACGGTGATAAAGAATTTCAAAAAGTAGAAACCACAGCTGTTATTGCAGTTGCTGACGAAAGACCAAATGATTTCTACATCGGTCAGGAATTTTCAAACGGATCAAGCATGAATATCGATCCACAAGACTTCCTACCTGGAAACATGTCAAGAATTAACTAATGGAATTACGTAAAAGTTCGGATATCGCTGATATCTCAAATCAACTACGTGCCTTGGTTAGAGAATGCCGAGATCCGTACAATGATCATTTCACTGCCTTTTACGCCAAACAAGATCTGTATCAGATCAAGGTCCTGGTAGATACTGCCTTGGCAGATTCTCCAGACTTCGGAGATTTGGAAAAAGAGTGGTTGCAGGAACAGGAAAAAAAATGTATCATTAAGATATTAAAGTCTTAAGGAGATACAATGACCAATCCATTTCGTGATCAAGAAAAATTCATGCGGGCCTGCGATCAAGCAGTTGAATCCCTCAATCAAGATCAGTTCAATATGTATCTAAAACTCATTGAGGAAGAAACTAGAGAACTTGCTGTAGCAATAGATAATAACGACAAAGTAGAATCTCTAGATGCGCTAATTGACATCTTAGTTGTAACTATCGGTGCTATTCACTCAATGGGTGCAGCTGCAGAAGGTGCCTGGAAAGAAGTTATGCGTACCAACTTTGCTAAAATTGATAAAAAGACAGGTAAAGTAATTAAACGTGAAGATGGCAAAGTTCTCAAGCCCGATGGTTGGACTCCACCAAATCTCAAAGAGTTTTTGAGTAGAAAATGACAGTAGGCTTTACCTGCTCAACCTTTGACCTGTTTCATGCTGGGCATATCATGATGCTCAAGGAAGCAAAGACACAATGCGATCATTTGATTGTGGGGTTGCAAACAGATCCCACCATTGATCGTCCTACTGAAAAAAATAAACCTATTCAAAGTGTATTTGAACGCTACGAACAACTGAAAGCCTGTAAGTATATTGACGAGATACTTGTCTACGAAACGGAAGCCGATCTTGTAAATATCTTGCTTTCTTATCCTATTAATGTTAGAATATTAGGACAGGAATACGCAGAAAAAGATTTTACAGGTCGATGGGAATGTGACGATCGAGGCATTGAATTTTATTTTAACAAACGTGAACACAATTTCTCAACTAGCGAACTTAGACAACGTGTTATTGCAGCAGAAATTAATAAAGGACTAAAAGATGGAAATCCAACCTAAAGATACCAGCAAAGGACATTTTTATGTTAGTCTTGTAAAAAGCGGATTACGAATTATTGCTGGTGCAGTATTAATTGCTGGTAATTTGTATTGGGCAGGCGCTCTTATTATTTCAGCAGAGATACTCGGTGTGGTAGAGGAATTGGTATGAGGAATATTGAATTAGTTGATGCGGTGATTGCATTACACGAGATTGCTCGCACAGTAGAAAGAGAAATTGGTCGAGGCCAGTTAAGCGACGACATTCGATCATGCGCAGATCGATTGCATAACCTCTCGCTGTATGATGCAGAAAATAGTATAATTACACAAGACATTATTAACAAGGCAAAAGAATGAAAGAACTATGGGTTGAGAAGTATCGTCCTAAAAAGATGGAAGGGTATGTATGGCGTGACTCTGCACAACGTAAACAGGTCGAAACATGGGTGGCTGAAAAAAGCATTCCTCATCTACTGTTAAGCGGGCCTCCAGGCATTGGTAAAACCACCATGGCTAAGATTCTGGTCAACGAAATCGAAATTCTCGATGCTGATGTGCTAGAAGTAAACGCCAGTAGAGAAACAGGTATTGATTTCATACGCAACAAGATAGTGCCATTTATCAGCAGTATCGCTTGGGGTGCCTTTAAGGTGGTGCTGTTAGACGAAGCAGATCGTCTTAGTCCGCAGGCGCAGGATTCGTTAAAAGGCATCATAGAAGAATACAGCAATTATGCTCGCTTTATTTTAACCTGTAATAATCCTAATATGATTGTGCCAGCATTGCACAGTCGTTGCCAACAATGGCATTTCTCAAAACTTGATCAAACAGAGTTTACCGCTAGAGCTGCCACTGTGTTGGTTGAAGAAAACGTTGAATTTGATTTAGATACCCTAGATATGTATGTGTCTACCACATATCCTGATCTGCGTAAATGTCTAAATTTATTGCAACAAAATACCAACGATGCCAAACTGCACAGTGCTACTAAGGAAGATGTAGGATCTGCAGAGTGGAAGTTTGATATGGTCGAGTTGTTCAGAGCAGGAAAGATCCAAGAAGCACGTAAGATGTTGTGCGGTAAACTACGTGCTGAAGAGATGCAAGAAGTATATGTGTGGCTATACAACCATTTAGATATTTTTGGATCAGAAGAACATCAGGACAAGGCTTTGCATGTCATTAAGCAGGCTCTGGTAGATCACACATTGATCATCGATCCAGAAATTAATTTAGCATCTACTCTGGTAAAATTATCAAAGATTAATGGCGGATAAAAAATCTAATCTTGCCAAAGGCAGAAATAGTTTTGATGCCGATATAGGTGGAACAATGGTGCCTTTCTTCAATAGAAACGTATCAGAATATCCCACGGAAGCCGGAGGAGTTAAATTCGAGTTAGTTCCGGTAACCAAGCAGAAAGATCTAATGATCAATCATGCTAGGATGTATGCACAGCAGGAATACGATCGAATTGTGGAATTGGTTAATGTGTTAGAAAAACAGGCGCAGGCTATCAAGCGTAGATTAGATATCACAGATGCTGTTCATGCTGCGGTGTATCAGTTTCAACCGGTAATGGGTAATATCTATTGGCTAGCATGGGACAAGAGAAAGCAATATACATTGCTAACACAACATGGTCCCAACGATTGGTCCAGTAGTGCTCCAGAAGACTATGAATATCAGGCTCGAGTAAAATACATGGGCGATCACACCTGGATGGAAATAGATCAAGAAGGAAATAGCGTAAATGGATAATAGATACATGATAGTGAAATACATCAAGAAGCCTGATGGCAAATACGACGAAGTCACTGAATTCAAAAGGCACTACAGAACCACAGATATCCAGACTTCCAAGGTTATACTAGACTTTGAAAAGAAAACTGTGATCAAAAACGGGCTCAATCCTGATGCAGGATATGATGACATGATCGAGTTTTATAAAAGAATGTTAGGGGATCGCTTGACCCCCTACCTCCCTAAAGATTAATCGTCGCCGTAGATTGCTAATATCTCCTTAACAGCTTCGTGACGTTCAACATCCTGCACATCAAATTTTACTAGATCCACATATCTGTGGCCCTGGAAGTTATTATACAATCCCAAAAATTCTAGTAAGCCATTGTTGCTAGGACGATCAGCCTGTTGTAGGTCTCCTGTAACTACCATCTTGCTGTTCTGTCCTAGTCTCGTCAGCAACATCTTCATCTGACTAGGTGTAGCATTCTGCATCTCATCAGCTACAACCACTGCGTTTTTAAAAGTTCTACCTCGCATATATGCCAAAGGACTGGTTTCTATCACTCCTTCTTTGATAAAATTTTCTATCTCTCTGGCGTTGAAATTTTCTGCGATTACATCAAATATTGGCTTGGTCCAAGGGGCCATTTTTTCATTTAGGTCCCCGGGCAAGAATCCGTGTTCTTCATCAACACTCACAGCAGGTCGAGTAATTATGATTTTATCTGCAGATCCATATTTGAGTTGATCTATGGCCCACTGAACCGCCAGCATGGTTTTACCCGTACCGGCTGGACCGATGGCGAATACAATCATTTTGTTGGGATCGTTTAGTTTAAGTAGATAAGTCTCTTGGCTTAGACTCTTGGGATAAATCTGTACTCTTCTGCGTTTTTCATTTAACCTATGATCAATATTTATTACGTTTGTGTTAAATCGTGGATCATATTGCTCGTTTTGCTGAACTTGCGCTCTTTTTCGCTTCATATAAGGTTAGCCCTCCTGTAAGTGTTAGGCACGGACCTCAAACCGTAGTGTCCGTGACCGAACACATGTGTATTTAACTCCCGGATCTAAAAGTTATATGTTATGTTTGTATTTTGACGATAAATACAACGGGAGATACTATGGCAGATATCAAAGACATAATCAGCAATATTGAACAGATCTACGGGTCTAACAACAGCCTACAACTGCTCAAAGACTTCGAGCGTGTACTAGATGAATTAGATGTATACGTGTTCGATAACTGGATCGACGGAGAAATTGTAGAAGGTCCGAGAGAAAGCAGATATTATGTGGAATGCACATTTATGTGGCCACACGATCAGCTACCTGAACCCGCAGGCGGAAAACGTCTGTTAGAATACGGGTGTAGAGTGCAAGTAGCAGAAAGCAAGATTGCGACAGTGCGGAAGATCAAAACTCCGGATGATATTAGGCCAGGCACACGCAAAGGCAAAATCGATCACAAAGACATATGGATGATAAAGATTAGCATGCCCAAGAAACTCATGAGTGATATCAACCGAGGCTACACAGAACTTGATAAGAATAAGATTGAAGACATCGTAAATGCCAACAGCATCAATGCTTCGATCGATCCAGCAGAACAACAAGCACAGGATATGGCAAATGCACAACCAGCAGAACAACCAGCAGCTTAACGAAGGGCTGAGACCCACAGACCTGAAAGAGATGGTCCACGATGTATTTGAAGTAGATGCCTTTAGATCAAAAATGGGCGAGGATCAAGATGTCTGCGTAGTCAGCTTCAAAGTCAAAGATCGATCTCCTGCCAAGGATCTCATGGAGTTTATCGAAAAGGGCTACAATTTCGTGCTAGATGCAGATGTCAGTAGTGGCGAGGACAACAACGGCGAATATTCTGTATTTGTAGAAATTGGCAGGACACCTAAACTAGCAGAACACATTCAGGAACTAACCTATGGTGTGAAAAGACTTACTGGATTAGATGAATTTAAATTTAAATACTATAAACAAAATCATGTGCATGAAGCCAGCACAGGCAATCTCAAGGATAAGATTCCCTCAAGTGTCAATGAATATCGAGATTTTATAAATAAAAATCGCACCGAAGATGTAAAAAGATTCTTTTCAAAGACATTGATGGACGATCTGAATCTCGACGGCAACGTGATAACTATAATTAAACCGTTTGGTTCTCAAGTGCGATTAGAAATTGTCAAAGACGGCAACACAGAATCTATCTTAGAAGGCATCACAGATGGATACAGTGTAGATCAAGCAGCTACCAGCGAAGCATTTTGGCTTACAAAGGTGTTAGGAGACTACACTATAAACAAAGTAGGTGACACATTCGTGTTCAACAACGGCGAACGTTCAATGTTATTAAAAAGGATCTGATAATGAGCTTTACATTTGATTTTACCAAAGAGCAGCTGAAAGAAATGCTGCCAAAGAATCCGTATCTACAGAACTGGTATGATGCACTAAATGCCATACTTCCAGAATATGATATCAATACTCCACAGCGTGTGGCAGCTTTCCTAGCACAATGCGCTCACGAAAGCGGTGGATTTGTGTTCCTCAAAGAAAATTTAAACTACAAAGCAGCCAGTCTTAGAAAAGTGTTTCCCAAATACTTTCCAGATGATGCTATTGCAGCCGCATACGCTAACAAGCCCGAAAAAATTGCCAACAGAGTATATGCTAATCGCATGGGTAACGGAGACGAAGCAAGTGGCGACGGATTCAAATACTGCGGTCGTGGGCTGATACAGCTCACTGGCAAAGACAACTATACATTCTTTGCGGCCAGTATTGAGGTACCTGTAGAAGAAGCATCAGAATATCTTCAGACATTTGAAGGTGCTGTACAAAGCGCATGCTTCTTCTGGGATCAAAACAATCTCAACCAATGGGCAGATAAGGGTGATATTCTCACATTGACCAAGCGTATCAACGGTGGCACTATTGGTCTTGAGGATAGAATCAAACACTACGAACACGCTCTGCATATATTCGGAGCACATTGATCGTGTGGCAGATTCAATGGGTGCTGGCGCTGATTCCAGATAGTTTTTTTCTCTGGATCACTTACCTATTGATTGCTGTTGGAGTTGGATTGTATGTGGCCAGCAAGTTGGTTACATGGATTCCTCTAATATCTCAATACAAACTACCTGCAGAACTAGTTGGAGTTGTATTACTGGTAGCAGGTAGTTATTTGTTCGGAAGCCATGGAACAGAAATGGCTTGGCGCGAACGTGTTAAAGAATTAGAAGCAAAAGTAAAAGCCGCTGAAGAAAAGAGTCAGCAAGTAAACACAGTAATAGAAACTAAAATTGTAGAAAAAATTAAAGTAGTCAAGGAAAATGTCTATGTCAACAGAGAAATTATCAAAGAAGTTGCGGGTAAGCAATTGGATGCTCAGTGTACTTTGCCTAAGTCTACTGTCAGCTTGCACGACAGCGCCAGTCGTAATGAAGTTCCCGAACGTGCCGCCGCAACTGATGGAACCCCCAGCGGAATTGAAGCCAGTCGGCTCCTCGACAGAGTCGTTGAAAACTACGGTGCCTGCCACGAAAATGCAGAAAAATTGAGAATGTGGCAGGAATGGTATCGAGAACAGAAGAAAATCTTCGAATCAGTTAAATAATAGGACATTAAGTAGGAGCGAAAAATGGCATTAATAGATTCAGTATTAAATTTAGTTAACAAACAACCAAAAGATCCAGACGCACCAAAGCCACCAGTTGGCTCACGTTCAGAGCGTGAAGCAAAATTAAAAGACAAAGCAGGTATGGTTATTTCCGTATTTGCTTTGTTGTTAGCAGTTAACGCATGGTACGGCGGCAAGTTGTCCAGCACAGTATTAAACAATACACTAGGTGCTAACAATACTTGGGCACAGTATCAAGCCAAAGCAGGTCGCGGTGTTAGCTACGAAATTGCGGCTAAGACAACAGCCGATCCAAAGATCAAAGCAGAGTTCATGGCTGAAAAAGAACGCATGGATGCTGACAAGAAAGAAATTGCCGAAAAGGCTCGTGCCATGGAAGCAGCACGTGAAGAGGCTAAAAAGTCTAGTCCATGGATCGGTTATGCATCAACAGCATATCAATTAGCAATCGTTGTGTTATCAGCAAGTATTCTTGCAGTTAGTATGGCCATGTTCTGGGGCAGCTTTGCTGTAGCAGGATTTGGAATATTATTAAGCCTAAACGGTTTATACCTTTGGTTTTAAATAGTAAAGACAAATAGGAGCGAACTATGTCAGAAGCAGTGAAAAGCGAAAGCGAACAAAAGAAAGAAGATTGGATGAACAGCAAGTGGCGTCCAATGATGGGTTGGATGTATATGTTGGTATGTATGTTTGACATGATCTTATTCCCAGTACTATGGAGTTTGTTACAAACAGCAACTCATACTCCAATCACTCAATGGAATCCATTAACACTACAAGGTGCTGGTTTGTTTCACATCGCAATGGGTGCTGTTTTAGGTATTGCGGCATTTGGTCGCACACAAGAAAAACTAAATGGAGCAAACAATGGCGGCATGCAACCAGTGGCACAGAGCGTCACAACAACATATGGCGCACCTCAACCAGGATTTGGTGCACAGGCAGGAAGCTTCAGTGCTCCAGCATCAAGTGGCAGTTTCGGAGGCAGCTTTGGAAGCACATCTACTACTCCAGCACCGAGCAGCTTTGGTGGCAGTCCAGGATTCGGAACGCCAGCGGCTAAACCATCAGTAGGCGTTTCTAGCAGTGGCAAACCAATGCCTGCACAGCCAGAGCAGCCGGAAATTTAAAAGGAGCAGGATATGTTAGATACATTACTATGGATAGCAGTAGGAGCATTTGTAGGATGGAATTTTCCACAGCCATTTTGGGCAAAGATTATTCAAGAAAAAATTCAAGCTATGATAGCTAAAAAAGGAGACTAATATGAAGAACATTATTTTTGTAGCAGGACTTGCATTAGCGATGTCATTCCCTATATATGCAGCCGATGATACCAAACCAAAAACTAAAAAAGTCTGTGTGGATCAACAGGGCAAAGATGGTAAGCCTGTAATAGATCCTAAGACCAACAAACCAAAACAAAACTGCAAAGAAGTCAAAGTGCGTGAAAAACATGAAGGCACAGCAGTTCCTGAAAAGAAAAAATAAAGCTCAGTAAATTTCTAATTAAATAAAAGGACTGCTTGACACAGTCCTTTTTTTATCATATAATATAAACATGGATTACTACGCTACCCTAGGACTAAAACGAAACGCCAGTGATGCCGAAATAAAAAAGGCATACCGAAGCATGGCCATGAAATATCACCCAGATCGAGGCGGTGATGAAAAGAAGTTCAAAGAAATATCACAGGCTTACGAATTTCTTAGCGACCCCCAGAAAAAACAAATCATAGACCTTGGCGGTGATCCTAATGCACAGCCGGGCATGGGTAGAGGTCAAAATCCGTTTGAGTTTCATTTCGACACTGGTAATATGCATGACATTTTCGGTAACTTTGGCTTTGGCGGATTTGGTCGCCAGCCTCAACGCAGAAATAGATCCCTAAACATCAATGTAGAAATTACCTTAGAAGATGTGCTTAACGGCAAAGACTTTACCGCTGAAGTTTCAATCCCTGGTAAGAATAAGATGATCAACATTCAGATTCCTCCGGGCATAGAGCATGGACAACAAATTAGATACGAAGGCATGGGTGATGATTCAATACCCAGTCTCAAACCAGGAGATTTATTGGTTAATGTCATAGTGCGTGAACACCCCATATACCGACGAGAAGGCACATCGTTGATCGTAGAACGAGAAGTAAGTGTATGGGATGCATTGCTGGGAGCTAGTATAGAAATACAAACACTAGATCGTAAAACATTATCAATGAACTTGCCACCCGGTACACAACCGGATACAGTAATGAGTTGCAGAGGTGAAGGTTTGCCCAATATGCGCACAAGGCAGCGAGGTAACTTATTGATAAAAATTAAAGTATCAATCCCAAAAATTCTACAACCCGAGCAAATCGACCTAATACAACAGATCAAACAAGGAAATATGTAATGATTGAACCCAGTAAGAGCCTACAAGAAATTTTTGAAAAATCTATAGAGATGGCCAAGACTTTGAGTCACGAGTACATAACCATTGAACATATTATCTATGGCATTATGGATGATGAGGATTCTTATAAACTATTAGAAAGTTTTGGTGCTGATGCTAAATTTGTTAAAACAAATATAGAACACTACTTAAAAAACAATCTCAATGATATTAAAACTACCAATGCCAACGCAAAACCTAAAAAGACCAACAGCGTAGAACGTGTGTTGAATCGTTGCTTTACACAGGTGTTGTTTAGCGGTAGACAGCGCATGGAGATAGCAGATATCATTATCAGTGTGCTGTCAGAGAAAAACAGTTTCGGTTACTACTTTCTTACCAAGGCCGGGGTGACTAAAGAAAAGTTTGTAAAGTATTTCCAAGAAAATGTGCAGGTTACCGAAGACGCCGAAGTTGAAACAAGAATAGTGAACTCAAATCAAATAGATCGAATATTGAATCAGTTTTGTACCAATCTCAGTCTCAAGGCCAAACAGCGAAAACTTGATCCTGTAATAGGCCGTGATGACGAAATAGAAAAAATACAATTGGTATTGGCACGTCGAAACAAGGCCAACGTGTTAATGGTAGGTGATCCCGGAGTGGGTAAAACTGCTATTGCTGAGGGCATTGCTCGTAAGATTCACGAAGGCAAGGTTCCTAAATTTATCAAGGACCATCAAGTCTATACTTTGGACATCAGTGCTCTCCTAGCAGGATCAAAGTATCGTGGTGATTTCGAAGAACGAGTTAAAGCGGTGTTGGCTGCACTAGAGAAAAAAGGCAAGATCATCTTGTTCATCGACGAAGCACACATGATGAACGGTGCGGGTGCTGCAAATGGCAGTTCAAACGACATGGCCAATATGTTGAAACCCATACTTACCAAAGGTGTTCTCAAGCTGATAGCATCTACCACATGGGAAGAATATCGCAAGCACTTCGAAGGCGATCGTGCGCTGATGCGTCGATTCCAACGTGTGACCGTTGAAGAGCCTACACCAGAAATGGCTGTGAAGATCCTTAAAGGTCTAAAGAAATACTACGAGCAACATCACAATGTAAAAATATCCGATGCAGCCATCGAACAAGCAGTTAAGCTCAGTGTCAAATATATGAGTGATAAAAAACTGCCTGACAAGGCTATTGATATTATTGACTGTGCCTGTGCTAGATATAAGCTCAAAGATGATGAGGGCATGGAAGGTGTTACACAGATTGTAGACATCGAACAGGTCACCTACGAACTCAGTAAGATGATTAACATGCCATTAGAAACCGTGGCGCAAAAAGAAAGCAAAAATCTTTCAGAGTTAGACACTCAGATGAAGGGTGTGGTCTACGGACAAGATAATGCTGTAGATACATTGTTAGATAAAATCTTTGTGAGTCAGGCTGGCATGAAGGCACCTAACAAGCCTATTGGGTCATTCCTATTCTTGGGACCCACAGGCTGTGGCAAAACCGAAACTGCTAAACAATTATCAGATAAAATGGGTATGCAGTTAATCCGATTTGACATGGGTGAGTATCAGGAAAAGCATTCAGTAGCAAGATTAATTGGTGCTCCTCCGGGTTATGTTGGTTACGAAGATAATGCTGGTATGTTGATCACCAAACTACAAGAAACACCCAACGCTATCTTACTATTAGACGAAGTTGAAAAAGCTCATCCGGATGTTATGAATATTCTTCTAGCGTTCATGGACAATGGTTTTATCACCGGATCCAATGGCAAAGTAGCAGACGGTCGTAATACTATTTTGATTATGACGTCAAATCTCGGAGCCGCTGACAACGAACTCAACACCATCGGATTTGGCGAACTAGAACGTGATGGCGAAGATGACAGAGCCATTAAGAAACATTTCAGCCCAGAATTCCGCAATAGACTAGATGCTGTAATCAAGTTCTCTAAACTCAGTGGCGATACTGTGATCCAGATCGTCAAGAAGTTTGTGGCTGATCTCAACAGTCAATTAAAAGACAAAGGCATTGAGATCGTGGTTAACGCCAAGGCCACACGTTGGCTAGCAGATCGAGGCTACGACAAGAAGATGGGTGCTAGACCATTGGCACGAATCATCGACAATGAAATCAAGAGCCCACTAAGTCGCAGAGTGCTGTTCGGTGATCTAGTAAATGGTGGAAGAGTTACCGTGGATATCATCGATGACAAATTGGATTTCACAGTGGTTGAGATACCAAAACCGTTGACCAAGGAAGAAAGAAAAGCTCTTAGGGCGCAACGAATTGCTGAAGCAGCAAATACACAAGAACAAGATGCTACAACTGAAAACCAAATCGACCAGTCGTAAGTTCTACAACAAATGGTTATATAAAATCAGCCTGCAAATAGACGGCTGTGTGATATTTCGCACACAGCCTATTTCAAATATCAAGGACTGGTTAGAAAATTCTAACAGTGACAGCGGATATCATTATGATAATTGGCGTAGGGCCACAGCTAATAAAGAAATAATAAGCAGCGTTTGTGACTTTTTTAGTTCCTACGACGAAGATGCATACGCAACAAGGGTTGAAAGGAATAGACTAGATGTTTATACCAACGATCCTGAGTTCTACGAAAAACTCAGCCTAGCTAGCCAAGATTACTTGGTGCATAGATTTGAACCCAACATCAACAATCTCGATGTGTTGAATAATTCACAGAACTGTATCACAGTGAGTAAACTGCCCAAGGACAGATATCGCTATCGCGTGTATCTCATGCCGCATAAAATGGCCAAAGATCGTGAAGGCAAACAGAAATATCTAGCCTGGCTGAAATCACAAGCCCCTAGAATAACCTGCACTCCTGCGATCGAACGTTGGTTCTTGACCACAGATTGGAATTGGGACCGTAGATATGTATTAGTTGAAGATGAATCCACACTGCTAATGATGAAACTGCGTGGTGCTGACGTTGTGGGCAGAGTATATAACTTTATAGTATGCGATAAATAGTTGATGAGCAGAGAAACCATAGTATTATTATCAAATATCACTGACGATAGTCAGCCCTCTACGTGGCAATACGGCGAAAAACACATAGGTGCAGGCTATTACAAAAACGGTAACGGTGTGCATACTATGACTTTTGAGCTGAATAATTTCAAGGGCAGCATTAAAATACAGGCCACTCTAGACCTAAATCCCGGTGTCAACGACTGGGTTGATGTAGTTCTCGATAGTTCAGACACTGTGTTAACTGCTATAGATAGCACACCTGTTACTACTAACGCTGCCTGCACATTCACTGGTAAATTTGTGTTCATACGTGTGGCGTATCAGCTGGAACAGGGCATAATCACCGAAGTTCGGTATAATCACTAAACTGTTTGAGACGATAAATATAGTATGACCTCGAGAGGAATACTATGAGAGACCTGTTATCTAAATTAGACGCTATAGTAAGCGAAACAGCATTAAAAAATCCTGAAGATCTTCAGGCCAAACGCAAAGCCCTGGCAGATCTTGAAAAAGATCCTGTGGCTAGCACCGATCCAGAAATCAGCAGTGCAATTACACAAAGAAAAACAGATCTCGAAAAAGAGGCCAAATCTAAAGGATTTGCAGAATCATTTGAAGTAGGTGACGAGTTTGGTATCAGCTTTTCAGAAGATCACGAGATTGCCACTACTATTGTAGATATTCTAGAAGATGGCATTGTAATCGAATTAGATGACACCGCACTAGAGATGCTGACTAATGAAGGCTTACAATTCTTAGAAGGTGAACTAGTAGAAGACAAAGTCAAAGGCACACACGGCAAGGCCTGTTGGAAAGGCTATCGCAGAGTCGGCAAGAACGACTGCACAAAGATAGGTGAAAGCGGATTACAAAGATATACAGGTATTAAAAAATACGGCAAAGATGGATTTGAAGCACTACAGAAAGCAGGGCGTGAGGGTGCTGACGAAGAAGAAAAAGGTCGTATCAAGGACAAGTATCTAAAAAAAGAAGATCACGGTCCCGAGAATCCAGATGCACCTGTGAACTACGGCGAATATGATCGCGAAGGCGACATGGCCAAGGATGATCTACGCACCATAGACAGTGCTGCCGAAGAACTATACAGTATTCTACAAGCGGACGACAATCTTCCAGAATGGGTGCAGAGTAAGATCACCAAAGCTGTGGACTATATTGACACAGCTCGTGATTATATGAAAGCACAGAAATACGAAGAAGGTGTAGCAGAAGGAGATGTTGACGAAGCAAAGTATCAAGGCCGCGAAGTTCCATTAGGTAAAAAGATGGCTGGTGATGTCAAGAAATCCAAAGTATATGTTCGCAAGCCTAATGGTAACATTGTCAAAGTAAACTTCGGTGACAAGAAAATGCGTATCAAAAAATCCAATCCTGCACGTAGAAAATCATTCCGTGCTCGTCATAATTGTGCTAATCCAGGACCTCGTCATAAAGCCAGATACTGGTCTTGCCGGAGCTGGTAATGTTATTAAAAGAAATGTTCAGTGCCATTGGCGCACCCAAAGACGAACAACAAGAAATCGATTGGTTGGATGATTTAAAATTTTTCATCGACAACGATTCAAAAATGCTGGACCAGTATTTTTTCCCTGCGGTGAAACGTCATCGCGAGCACAGAGGCAATCCCAATGTATTCAAGGTCTACATCCGACCATTAGAAAAGTGCATGGGTCATTATTGCGACAAATACGATATCGACGATGCGGAACAAAAGTTTCCCAAAGACAAGCTCATAGACTTGGCCAAACGTATTGCCGGTGAGCAAGAAAAACACATAGAAAAAGGCGACTACGATTAATGCTGTTAAATGAATTGTTCGAAGCCGGAACCAAACATGTGACATTCTGCTTTGGCAGAATGAATCCACCTACCATTGGTCACAAACAGGTATTAGATACCATGAAAAGCCAAGGCGGAGAAATGAAAATTTTTGTCAGCCAAAGTCAAGACAAAAAGAAAAACCCATTGGACTATGCTACCAAGATCAAATTCATTAAGGAAATGTTCCCCCAGTATGCCAAGGATGTTGTAGAGAATGCAGCATTAAACACCATCGGCAAGGTGGCCAGCTACCTACATGAGCAGGGTTACAACGCAGTTACCTTCGTAGCAGGCTCAGATCGCCTAGAAGACATGAAAAGCCTTCTCACACAATACAACGGTGTCGAAGGCAAAGCACATGGTTTTTATAAGTTTGACGTAATTGATTTTGCCAGCAGCGGAGACCGTGAAGACGGTGCCGAAGGTGTAGCAGGAGTCAGCGCCAGCGGTGCAAGAGCAGCAGCAGCTAATAATGATTTCGAAGCATTCCAAGAATCCACTGGCGCAGGCGAGTTGTCCAAACCGTTGTTCGCTGCTGTGAGAAAAGGCATGGGAATCAAGGGCGAAGTAGAAGAAGGCTGGAAAAGCAAAGCTGCTGGTGCAGCATTGGCCGCCGCCAATCTTTTAGGAAGTCCTGCTCAGGCAGCAGAAGAACCTGTTAAGCCTATCACCATTGCCTATGTAATGATTGACGGCGAGGTTAGAAAATATAATTTAGGTGATAAATTCGATAATGCTAGAGAAGCAGAAAAATTTATCAGCGGAGTTTTAGATAAACAAGGACTGCAGGGATATACGTTAAATATCAAACACGGATATCCTAAAAAGAAAGAAGAAGTCAAAGAAGCTCCAATTGAAATGGATCCCAGCGATCCCATGGATCCAATGATATATGGTACTGGCAGCAATCCTGCTAAATTAAAATATCGTATGCTACGTGCTGCTGGTCAATTAAAAGATCTTGCAGCTCGGGCAGAAAACGCCAGTCCGGGTGAATGGCAAATCATGGCTCGTCAGTTTGAAGAACTGAAAATGAACATGGAACAAATTCGTCATGCGCTCGAAGAGCTAGGTAAAATCAAAAGCAAGGGCGGAATACGATCAAGAGGTATTACAGTATGAGAGCCAAAGACATTATACCAGCCAGCCGGCCTAGAAACTTTGTTGCTAAAAATTCTAAAAGCGCAGGTGCTGGCGCTCACAAAGATAAAAAGCGGGCAGAGAAACAGGGCGACACTAAACATAAGAAAGATTTGATTCCTATGGAGCAAGATGTAGCGGAAGGTAAAAGTCTTCAAGACTACATAGAAGCAGGTGTATGCCCTATATGTCACGGAGACATGGTCTCAGAAGACCAACTTGAAGAAGGCAAGAAAGATGCCTGCTATCACAAGATCAAAGCTTCGTCCAAGGTTTGGCCCAGTGCCTATGCGTCAGGACGATTGGTACAGTGTCGCAAAGCAGGTGCTGCTAATTATGGCAAGGGCAAGAAGAAGTGAGAGCATATGAGTTTGTCACTGAGAAGTGGACTAAAAAATATAAAAAGTCCATAAACTGTTCTAACCCCAAAGGGTTTAGTCAACGAGCTCACTGCCAAGGTCGTAAAAAATCAGAAGACATAGCACCCATAGATGAAAATCTGCGTCAGTGGTTCAAAGACAAATGGGTCCGCTTTGGACCAGATGGCAAGATACGTGGCGACTGTGCTAGAGACAGTGAGAAAGAAGGCAAGCCTAAGTGTCTACCACAGAGCAAGGCTCACGCACTAGGCAAGAAAGGTCGTGCCACTGCTGCTGCTCGCAAACGTCGTGAAGACCCCAATGCCAATCGCAAAGGAGCAGCTAAAAATGTCAGAACTAGATGAACTGAAAAAATTAGCTGGTATCACAGAATATCAAGGATATCAACCATATGCTGGCAGTAACATAAGTATAACTGGTAATGAAAAAGGTGAACTTATGAAAAAACATGATATAAGACCAGGCACCGAAGAATGGTTTAAGCTATGGTTTAGTTTGCCTTACTTAACAGGCGAAAAGCCTATTGGAAAACAAAATGGTTGAAATAACACAATCAGCGAAATCAAAGATTATGGATTTGCTGCTAGAAGAAAATAATCCCAAGCTGGCATTGCGCACCTTTGTGCAAGGTGGCGGTTGCAGTGGCTTCAGTTATGGCTTTACCTTTGACGAAACAAAGAACGAAGACGACTTTGAATTTCCTATCAACGAACAATACAACGTGTTTGTTGATGCAATGAGTATGCAATATCTACAAGGTGCTGTTATTGATTACAAAGAAGAAGCCATGGGCAGTCAGTTTGTTATTAGTAATCCCAATGCACAATCTACCTGCGGGTGTGGATCAAGTTTTTCAGTATGAACCCAAACAATTATCCAGTGTATCCAGATGATGACGGATACGACACTCCAAAGAATCCTTATAGCCCAGTATGAGAGCAAGTGAATTTATAGTTGAAAGAAAAAAGAAACGTAAAAAGCCACGTTGGGCTGCTTACGGTCCGGGTCCTTACGGCGGTTATGGCTATGCTGTAGGTTATAGTGGAGATGGTGGAGGAGATGGTGGAGGTGTAGGAGAAAACTTTGCGGATGGCAAGAATCCTCAGGACAAAGGCGACAGCAAACGACACGGCATTAATACCAAAGCATCAGTAAGTAGTCTACGTAAAACTGCGAAACAAGGCGGGCGCAAAGGACAACTAGCGCACTGGCTAGCTAACATGAAAGCAGGTCGTGCTAAGAAGAATAAATAATAGTATGAAAATACGTGAAATTGTAGAATCAGCAACAGCAGGCGCTACCAGTGCTGGTAACGTAGCTATAGGTGCGGTATACAAAAATAAACCCGGAAAAACGGCAAAAAACAAAGACGGAACCGCAAAAAACGCATTAGATCTCAAGGGAACTAATCTGTTAACTGGTGGGTCTTTGGTAAAAAGATAAATACATAATACACTTTTAGGAATGTGAACATGGACTTCAAATCGTTAATCAGCAAAATAGAAAGTATCGACGGCAAAATCGATACTCCAAAAGCACCAGAGCTGCCAAAATCTGTGCAATTAAATGAAGACGCACAACTGCGTGTTCTAAGTGGCCGCACTACCTACGTTGCTGAAGCTAAGAAAAAAGCTGAAGAAGACGTTAAAGAAGCGGACGACATGAAAGTAGGCGATAAGAAAAACATTGCTACTGGCACTGTTGAAAAAACAAAAACAGGCATTGTTCACAAGAGCAGCAAGGCCTATGGTGGCAGTGAAGAAAAAGAAGCTGATGACGAAGACAAGCCAAAGAAAAAAGCCAAAAAAGAAAGTGTAGAACCAGAATTTAAAAGCAAATTCATGAAAATGGTAGAAGCCAAGAAAGATGAAGCTGCTGATAAGAAAAAGAAAATGGCCAAGAAAGAAAAAATGGCAGAAGGATCTAAGCCAGATTTCCTAGACCTCGACAAAGACGGCGACAAGAAAGAGCCAATGAAGAAAGCTGCCGGTGAAAAGGGCGGCGACAAGCCAGCTAGCAAGAAAGGTATGAGCGACAAGCAGGCCAAATACTTTGGTAAGAAAAATGAATCAGTAACAACTTCTAAGAAAGTAGTTGCTGAATCAGTAGAAACAAAATTATCTTTCAAACAAATGGTTCAACTGGTTCAAGAAAGTGGCGGCCAGCAACAAATTGATCCTGTAGACAAAGCTCTGTTTACATGGGCAGAGCGTGTAGCTCGTAACAAACTAGGCGAAGGCATGAAAGCAGACTTATACGCAGGGTTGGTCTATGAACGCAACGGTGGCGTATTTGAAATGTATGATGTACTAAGCGAAGCACAAAAGTAATTCAACCAAAAAGTGTTAAAAAGCCAGTCTATCATTGACTGGCTTTTTTTATGACTATATAATAGTCGTATAGGAGAGAACAAATGTCAAAAATGTATGGACCGGAAGAAAAAGCCAAACTCGAAAGATTAATCAACGAAGGATCTAATGTGCTTCGTGAAGTAGAAGATCTCAATGAAGGTCTTAAAGAAACTGTTAAAGCTGTCGCAGAAGAATTACAAATCAAACCCAGTTGGATCAACAAAGCCATACGTATCGCACACAAAGACAATTGGAAAGACCATGAGGCAGAGTGGAGCGAGATTGAAATGATTCTCGGTGTTACTAAAAAACTTCCTGAATGAATGAATTATTAAAACCAACTTTTGATTGGATCAGAGATGACTGGCACAGCAATCGCTTCCGTTTTGTTGTTGAGCTGCTTGCCTGGGCTGTTAGTATCGGCTGCTCAATCACTATGGCGCTTACAGTTCCCAATCCGCCTTTACTTGTGTTGTATCCTATTTGGATCGCTGGCTGTGCCATGTATGCTTGGGCTGCTTATACTCGGAAATCGTTTGGCATGTTGGCTAACTACATCTTGCTAACCGCAATTGACACATTCGGCCTAGCAAGAATGCTAATTAATTAAATAAAGTAAGAAGGTAGGCGGGCCATAAACCGCACATTGGTATTTGCAAGCCTAAAATTGCATAGGAGAAAAAATGAGTTTCGTGGACGCATACTACGATCGCGACGATGACATGATACGTGTTGTTGAGCGTGACGACAAAGGGCAGAGGCATTTCAAAGACTATCCTGCCAGACATATATTCTATTACAACGACCCCAAAGGCAAGTTCCAATCCATTAAGCGTGAACCTCTTAGCCGTGTAAGTTCAAAGAATGTCAAAGAACATCGCAAAGAACTTGCCATACATTCAAACAAAAAACTTCACGAAAGCGATATTAATCCCATATATCGTTGTTTAGAAGACAATTATCTCAATCAAGATGCACCTAAGCTAAATGTAGCGTTTTTCGATATTGAGGTAGACTTTGATCCAGAACGTGGCTATGCATCACCAGATGATGCGTTCATGCCAATTACTGCGATTGCTGTCTACCTACAATGGATGGAGACCATGGTGTGTCTAGCCATACCTCCCAAAACACTCAGCATGGCAGAAGCCACCAAGCAGGTTGAAGAATTTCCCAATACCATGCTGTTTGACAACGAAGCAGACATGCTAAACACATTCTTGGATCTCATACAAGATGCTGATGTGCTGAGTGGTTGGAACTCGGAAGGCTTTGATATTCCATATACTGTTAATCGTGTTACCAAGGTTCTCAGTAAAGAAGATACCAAACGTTTTTGTCTATGGAATTGTTTGCCTAAGAAACGAGAATATGAAAAGTTCGGTAAAACTGCCACTACATATGACTTCATTGGCCGTGTGCATATAGACAGTCTTGAACTTTATCGCAAGTATACCTATGAAGAACGTCACACCTATCGATTAGATGCTATTGCCGAATATGAACTAGGTCAGAGAAAGACTCAGTATGAAGGCACATTGGATCAATTATACAACAACGATTTTAAAACATTCGTTGAATACAATATCAACGATTGTAAACTGTTAGATGATCTAGATAAGAAACTGAAATTTATTGACTTAGCCAATACAATTGCACACGAAAACACAGTGCTGTTAGCAACTACTATGGGTGCAGTGGCTGTGACTGAACAAGCTATCATCAACGAAGCTCATCGCAGAGGTATGATAGTTCCTAATCGCAAAAAAATGGAAGAGCACGGAGACACTCAAGCTGCTGGTGCCTACGTTGCATATCCCAAGAAAGGTATACATGAGTGGATCGGCTCGCTAGATATTAACTCACTGTATCCTAGTGCTATTCGGGCTTTGAATATGGGTCCTGAAACCATCGTAGGTCAGTTGAGACAGGATGGGACCAAGGATTTTATTGCAGCAGAAATGTCAAAAGGAAAATCATTTGCGTCCGCTTGGGAAGGCATATTTGGTAGTCTTGAATATTCCGCTGTGATGAATCGAGAAGTGGGTCGTGAAGTCACTGTCGATTGGGAAGGTGGCGGCTCGGATACGCTAAGTGCGGCTCAGGCCTATGATCTTATATTTGACAGCAATCAACCTTGGATGATCTCAGCCAACGGCACTATATTCACATATGAAACTGAGGGTGTTATATCCGGACTGCTAGCACGTTGGTATAAAGAACGTAAAGAAATGCAGGCCAAACTGCGAGAATGTATCCAGGCCGGCAACAAGATTGAAGAAGAATACTGGGACAAGCGACAGTTGGTCAAGAAGATTCTACTAAACAGTCTGTATGGTGCAATTTTAAATCCAGGCTGTAGATTCTTTGATAACAGAATTGGACAGTCCACAACTCTCACCGGAAGACAAATTGCCAAACACATGGCATCAAAAGTAAACGAAATTATCACTGGAGAGTATGATCACATCGGTCGAGCAGTAATCTACGGTGACACAGACTCTTGTTATTTTTCAGCGTATACTACCTTGAAAAAAGACATTGAGAAGGGACTGATTCCCTGGAACAGAGAATCAGTGGTCGAACTTTACGATACCATAGGAGATACGGTCAATGGCACATTTGTCAAATTCATGCAGGACGCATTTCATGTCCCTCGAACCAGAGCCGAGGTCATCAAAGCAGGTCGCGAAATTGTTGCAAGCAAAGGACTGTTCATCACCAAAAAGCGATACGCAGTTCTCTACTACGACAAAGAAGGCAAACGAGCAGACACAGAAGGCAAACCAGGAAAAATTAAAGCGATGGGGCTTGATCTCAAGCGTTCAGATACCCCGGTTGTTATACAAGACTTCTTGAGTGAGGTGCTGACTAAGACACTAACTGGTGTGACCAAAGAAGAGATCCTGCAATATATCACTGATTTTCGCACAGAATTTAAAACTCGACCGGGTTGGGAAAAGGGCTCGCCTAAGCGAGCCAACAATATCACAGAATACGCTGCCAAAGAAAAAAAAGCAGGCAAGACTAACATGCCCGGGCATGTTAGAGCTTCATTGAATTGGAACACTCTCCGGCGTATGATGGATGACAAATACTCCATGCAGATTGTAGATGGCATGAAAGTAATTGTATGCAAGATCAAAGACAATCCTATGGGGCATACTTCCGTGGCCTATCCTGTGGATGAACTGAGATTGCCGCAGTGGTTCAAGGATCTTCCTTTCAACGATGCAGAAATGGAAACCACTGTGATAGATGAGAAGTTAGGAAACCTTATTGGTGTTTTGGAATGGGACATCAGTTCAACAAGGTCGGATAATACATTTAACAAACTGTTTGATTTTGAGTGATTTCTAGGTTGATTTTTTCTCAAGATCTAAATATAATCTTAATATACAGGAGAATTCTTAATGAAAGATATTTTACAAGACATCGTTAGCCACACACAGAACCTCGGCTTCTTGACCACAGTTAAAGTCACAGGCACAGACAAAGGCACAACTATTAACTCAATGGCAGATGACCGTTCAGTGATCATGGAAGCAGAAACTGCTAATCCGTATCCAGATATGATTGGTGTGTTTGGCATGCCGCAACTGAACAAGTTGAAATATCTGTTGGAAGGTGCAGAATACAAAGAAGGTGCAAAGATCAGTATCACCACAGCAGAACGCAATGGCGAAACTTTGCCAGTAGGTCTACACTTTGAAAACAAAGACGGCGACTTCAAGAACGACTATCGCTTCATGAATCAAGAAATCATCAATGAAAAGATGAAGACTGTGAAGTTTCGTGGTGTTAAGTGGGATGTTGAAATCGAACCATCAGTGACTTCTGTGATTCGTTTTAACTTTCAAGCAGGTGCTAACTCAGAGCATCCCACATTCCTTGCTAAAACTGAAGGCGGTAATCTTAAATTTACATTCGGTGATGCATCAACACACGGTGGTGAGTTTGTGTTTGCACAGAATGTTGCAGGCAAATTAGATCGCGGTTGGACTTGGCCAGTTGCTCCGATCTTGAGCATACTTAAGATTTCAGATACCAACACTGCTAAGATGTCGTTGAGCAATGAAGGTGCTATTCAGATCACTCTAGATAGCGGACTAGCAACTTACAAATATATTATCCCAGCACAGGCTGCTTAAATGAAACCACCAGTTAATCTAACACCATTACAAAAGGACTATGCAGTATATCTGCCGGCAATTAGTTCTTTTTATTCTACCTATGTTGCAAAACAGCGACTAGAAGAGTTTGTACCAAAGGATCGTATTCCTGCAGGCTTTGATCAAGGAATTGAAGGAATGAACTTTCTTAATCCAGATCAAGGATACTTTACCTATAAGTATGCTCTGTATTCAGCAGGACACGCTCAACTTGATGTTATCAAAGCACAGGATCAAGAATCCATGATACAACAGCGTGATCGCGGACAAACAATGATTTTAGGCGACTCCGGTGGTTATCAGATCGGTAAAGGTGTTCTCAAGTTTGATTGGTTGAACTTTGAAGGTGCAGAAGCTACCAAGACACGTCAAAAGATTCTTGAATGGCTAGAAGCAACTGCTGATTGGTCAATGATGTTAGACGTGCCTACATGGGCCTGTGATCACATCCACAGTCCGAAGACTGGATTGAAAACATTCGAAGACTGTTTAGAAAAGACTCGTTATAATAACAAGTATTTTCTAGATAATCGGTTGGGAGCTACCAAGTGGCTTAATGTATTGCAAGGCGGTGATTGGGATACTGCAGAAAAGTGGTATCGTGGCGTTGTAGAGTTCAGCGATCCCAAAGGACCATTTGCAGGAAAAGAAGCAGAAGGTTGGGCATTTGGTGGTGCTAATATGTGTAAGATGGATATCACACTCAAACGTCTAATGACCATGCGTGACGAAGGAATGCTAGACGGCAAGAACTGGATTCACTTCTTGGGCACAGCACAATTAGATTGGTCATGCTATCTAACTCAAATTCAACGTCAGATCCGTAAACACATCAATCCAGAACTCACAATCAGTTTTGACTGTGCAAGCCCGTTCATTGCTACTGCTCACGGACTTGTTTACACAAATGCACAACATACCAACAAGCGTTGGTCAGTGATCATGGACAAGGCTCCTGATAATAAAGCACTTTCAGGACGATTTGATATTCCGTTTCCTTTTGAAAGTGAATTCGGAAGCCGTTTGACCATGGGCGATATTGCATATTACAATTACGGTGTTCGTAAGACAGATGCCGAACTCGGAGATGTTAAGTTTAATCACTTGAATCCAGAACACTATCACGAAGTTCCGAGACTTAACAAGCTAGGTAAGATTCCAAACAAGACTAGTTGGGATAGTTTCAGTTACGCACTAATGATGGGGCATAATGTCGAATGTCATATCAAAGCGGTGCAACGTGCTCAACAGTTAATGGATATTGAATGTGCTAGGTTTACTCCAGACTGGCGTATGAAGAGCATTGAAGGCAAGAAAGAAATTGAATTCAGCGATTGGGTTCCAAATAAAATTCTTTACTTCGGTACATTTGTTGAAGAACTATTCAATACCAAAACCAAAGCAGAAGCGTTTGATATGATTGAAACTGGTGCGCAGTTCTTGAAATCACTAGAAGGTTCACGTTTACAAGGCGGTCCTGCTGCTAACACATTTGGTAACTTATTTGATTTCGATGATGGCAAGAAAGCAGGCGAAATTGATTTTGCCAATCCAGACGATGACGAATTAAACAGTTTGGTTGTAGAATAAGGAGTTGATATGTATCAAAATAGAATCAAGCATCTAGAAGAAGCTCACCGTGCTTTGGACAAACAGATAGACAGTATGGAAAAAACTGGTATCTTTGATGACCTAAAAATAGAAGAATTGAAGAAACAAAGGTTGCGTTTAAAGGATGATATTGTTATACTTAAACACAAGCACGAAGCAGTGATGCAAGAAGCGCAGGCAGAACAAGAAGCAAGAAGAAATGGACTAGAACTATGAAATGCGACACATGCAGGCAAGAAATCACAGTTAACTGTGATTGGCAACAAGGTCGTTGTCCGCATCGAACTCCATTCTTAACCGACTATCATTTTCGATTTCTTAATCTAATCCGATCAATTCAAAATTTATTTAAAAAATGAAAAGAAATTACGATTCAGGTGTTGCTGATAGCATTACCTTCTTCACCGGCGTAGAGATTGAACATACTCCTGCCTACGGAATGAAAACACTGTTTGTTGTAGGTGTGCATGATCCATATATTATTATGGAATTGGCTCGTAACAACAGGTGCAAACATATTTACTTTGGTGCTAATCAAAGTTTTAAGACTAATGGTGTTAACGATACAGAAACATGGCGTCCTTGGGAAGATATGATCTATGTCTGCTTAGATGCAGAGGACGAATTTTGGTGTACCTTAGACTTTGATGTTCGTGAAACGGAAGGATTGCTTGAAAGTGGTCTTACCGAAAAGCGTAGATTTATTCCGCAGATTAGTGTAAAATTACCTTATATTAATCAACTAGGCTATAACGCTACGCTGAAAATTGATGACAAAGACTTTAAAGCAACTAATCACGGAGTGTGGTGCCATAACCTCCATGACCTACTAGATAGAAATAAGTTTACTAGTTGGGATCAATATGGTAAAGATGAGATTATCAAATGAGTGGTGGCTACGCAGTAGCATCGGTGACAAAGGTTCCAAGAATCCGCGGTGCTAATAAAATTAATCGTGCAAGAAGTGTAGTAGAAAAGAAACCTATGAAATTAACATTTAAACAAAAAATTCGCAACTGGCTAATGAACGACGAAGAAGATTACAGTAATCAGCTTATTTCAGTTGACAGCGAAGGCCTAAACATTGCATCACAAGGTTTTCGACTAAATGTCTATGGCGCTAGTGGCGGTACTATCATTGAAACTACTAAGTATGACCGAAAGAACGATGAGAATCGACACAGTCTACATGTGGTCACTGAAGATAAAGATCTCGGTGAAGAATTATCTAAAATTATAACCATGGAACAACTAAGATGAACATTCGACAAGACGTTAGACCTAACAAAATGATTTGGGTTACCTTTCAGAAAGAAGGTATGCACAAATATCCAGCTGCACTTACAGACCCAGCACTTGCTACAGGTGATGAATATGATGTAAGTTTTCTAGGTTATCCGCATCGTCACATCTTTCACTTCAAAGTTTGGATTGGCGTTACACACGATGATCGTGATATTGAGTTTATTCAGTTTAAACGATGGTTGCTAAATCTCTACAAAGATGCTACACTAAGTTTAGATTATAAGAGTTGTGAAATGATGTCAGGCGACTTATATGACGTCATTAGCAAAAAGTATCCAGGTCGCGAGATTTGGATTGAGGTCTCCGAAGACGGAGAAAATGGTTCATTCATCAAATACTAAAAGGAACATCGATGAAAAACTACAAGGACTACAGGTACTTTGAAAATCGTCCTGACGTTGTAAAGGTGTGGGAGGACCTCGAGGCCTACCACGATTGGTGCAGATTTCAACTCTGCGATTTTAATCCTGCAGATCTCTATCGCAGGGATAGTCAAAACTATGGATCCTATCTTGCCAGCAAACGGCCAAGACGTCCATATCAAGGCAACAGACCACACTTTCAAAAAAGAGGTTAATTAATGGCACGAGTTTTTCTCATTGATCTTGAAGCAGTAGAGACTAGATATACGGGTCAGTGGAAAACTCACGTGCCGGCAATCCTTAAAAAAGCAGGGCACCATGTCAACATTATATCAGGTCCTACGGACATTCCTAGTGCTACCACTCCTGGAGCATTTCTCAACTTTGGCGGCACGAATATCTACAAGGCTAGTCAAATTGAACAAATGGGTAGGTTATTTTGTAACGGATCCATTCATCCCGGCGATCACTTTATCTTTACTGATGCTTGGCATCCTGGTATCATAAATTTAAAGTATATGAGTGAGCTACTGGGAATTCCAGTAACTACACATGGTCTTTGGCATGCTGGCTCATATGATCCGCAAGACTTCTTAGGACGCCTTGTAGGAAATAAACCCTGGGTTAGAAATGCTGAACAAAGTTTCTATCATGCGTTTGATCACAACTACTTTGCTACACAGTTTCATATTGACATGTTTTGTGAAAATTTGTTAGGATTTACTCCAGCAAAAAAACTATATGATACTAAGATTGTGCGCACAGGTTGGCCTATGGAGTATATGGAGGACACGTTAACAATGTATAAAAACATGACTAAACGTGATCTTATCTTGTTCCCGCATCGTATCGCTCCAGAGAAACAGGTTGAAATCTTTCGTGACTTGAAAGAACACTTACCGCAATATGAATTTGTCGTCTGTCAAGATCAACAACTAACAAAAAACGAATATCATAATTTGCTAGGCGAAGCCAAATTGGTGTTTAGTGCAAACCTGCAAGAAACCCTAGGCATCAGTTGGTATGAAGGTGCTATTGTAGGTGCCATTCCTATGGTTCCTGATAGACTCAGCTATAGTGAAATGGCTTTAGATACATTTAAGTATCCTAGCAAATGGACTGAGAGCTACGATGCATATACTGTATATCGTCCAGATATTTGTAGAGAAATAATCCAGCATATGGATAATTACGAAACTCGACTGCCTAGCCTAAATAAACAGGTAGCTATACTACAAGAAAACTTTTTTAGTTGTAATAAACTATTAGAGATGTTAAAATAACTATTATATGACATCCACGTCATTAACTCGGAGAATAAATTGACAAATAAAACAGAAACAGGCCTGGACGCAATGGCAGGCGATGGCGGATATAAAGAAGCATATCTAGGTGATCACATTCGTTTTAAGATGAAACGTGAAGGCAAGCGTTTCTGGGCCGGTGACAACATCAGTGATTATCTGCATGACGGCGACTTAGAAAAATTAATTGACGAAGCAACTCCTGCATTTGAACAAGTGCTAGACAGTTTGCTTATTGATCGTGAAAATGATCCCAACAGTAAAGGCACAGCACGTAGACTTGCTAAAATGTATTTTAATGAAATCATGTCAGGTAGATACGACCCTGCTCCAGATGCAACAGCGTTTCCGAATGATAGTGAGGATAGATATGAAGGAATGTTGGTTGTTAGAAGTGAATTGCGTAGTATGTGTAGTCATCATCACCAGCCTGTATCTGGGGTGGCTTATATTGGTATCATTGCTGCCAACAAACTTATTGGCCTTAGCAAGTATACTCGTATTGCTCAGTGGTGCGCTAGGCGTGGCACTCTCCAGGAAGAACTCTGCAATGATATTGCAAGAGAAATAAGTCGAGCTACAGATAGTGAAAACATCGGAGTATACATACAAGCCACTCACGGTTGCTGTGAGAATCGTGGCATTATGGCGCATTCGAGTCTAACACAGACCACTGTACTCAAAGGTGCATTTAAAGATGATCCAGGAACAAAGAAAGAATTCTTTGACAATATTAAAATGCAGCAAGAATTTTCGCCACGATGAGATACATTACTAACAAGTTTGATAGCGTTCGCTTACCAGTTGAAGCGGGCTTGTTAGAGTGGTTGCAGGTGCAATACCCTGCATCAAAATACTTTATTAAGGAAATATAATGGATAAATTTTTTATATGGGTTGGCCGTAACAGAAAAGAAATTAGCCTTACAATCGGCGGACTAAACTTACTATCTGGATTGAGTGCGTTAGTTAACGGTAACTACGGACTTGCTATTGTAGGATTTACAATTGGCGGTGCTCTTATTCTTGATGCTTACAAGGGAATTTAAATGAGTCAAGTATATGTAATCAAACCACTGGAAAAGAAAAGCATTGTCTACCATGTAGAAATGTATCGTAAGAATCCAGATGATAGCATCAGTTGGTTTAACATTGACGAAACCTATCGTTGGGGACAAGGCTTTGTTGAAGGTGATTTAGATTGCAATCTTCCCTGGGAAGGTGATCCTGTTGCCTATGCTCGAACCGATTGTGGTTGGGGTTGTGAGTTTGACGACAGTGTCAGTGTTGAGTGGGAATTCAGTGATGACATTAGCGAATTAGAGCAACAAGAACTCAAAGAACTCTACTACGAAGGTGGTGCAGGTTGGCTCTATGACGGCGAACATGATTGGTCAGAAGAAGATTGTGCAGTGCATATCATTGCACCGTATCAAGTTGACCTGTGTGATGAAATAACAGGTGACGTTATTGAAGAGAATGTAAAATTAAAAACTCGACCAGAGCCAAGTAAAGCGTGGCCCTTCCCAACTTAAGGAATATTATGCAAATAAGAGTTAAAGAAAATGCAGAAGAATTTGGTAAATGCGGATGCGGCCGAAGCCCGACTGGTAAATGCTGTGGATGGCATGGACTTTCAGAAGAAATGTATCAACATCAAAAAATGTTGTGGATGGAAGATCAACTGCGTCAAGATGCCGAAACAGAGAACAAGAATATAGTTCGGGGACAGCAATGAACACAGCCAAAGATCTTACAGATAATTTAATACACAGAATGAAGCATCTACAAGAGTTTGTTGTAGAACGAGATTGGAATCTTATCCCCGCTGGTGTGATAAAGTTTAATATTCAGCACACTGTCGGAGAACCTGCTAGAATCTTTGTTCATGCAATGACCCGAGAAGAAGCAGAACGTCAAGTTGATGAATGGTTTGACGAGGATGTAGAATGATTAAACCTCTACGTGACGATCTAATGGTGCAACAACAAGTTGACAATGCTTGGCAGCATTTTGTTGGGGTAATTATGTTAAATCAAACTGGTCGCAAAGCTGTGAAGACCACTCTGCCAGAATTTCTATATTGGTTTCCTACAGCACTGGCATTGCTACAAGCAGACGAAGAGTTTGTCAAAAGCATAATCCAACCACTCGGAATGGTTAATGTTCGTTATACTCGATTGATTAGAATGAGTCAAGACTATTTGACTTGGGACGGAAATGATGCTACAATGTTATATGGCATTGGAAAATACGGCAGCGACAGCTATGAGATTTTTTACAAGAACAATTATAGTGTATCGCCCACAGATAAAGAACTGATAAGATATCTCAAGGAAGAAGTTAATAATGTTTTTGAAACTGCTTGAACGACTGGGCCGCAAGCGTATCATTTATGATCGTGTTAATAACGAACCGTATCTCGAACGGTATTATCTCTTCTTGAAAGAAAGAGATCGTTTTCCATTCAACGTATTTTTACATAAATTCCTCAAAGGTGATCCTGACGATGTTCATGATCATCCGTGGCCCTATGCTACACTGATACTAAAAGGTGGATACTATGAATATACTCCTAATTTCGAAAATGGCCAAATGATTGGAGAGACCAAGCATTGGCGGGGTCCTGGTCACTTCCGTATTTGTGGTTCTAATAGCTATCATCGCATCGAACTTCAACCTGGAATAACTGCTTGGACCCTATTCATGCCTGGCCCGCATAAACGTGAATGGGGATTTTTAGTCAACAACAAATGGATACAACACGAACAATATCTCAAGGATAGAAATGAACAAACTCAAAATCAACCAGCATGAAGTAACCGGACTAGTCGGCAAGATTTGTAGAGAGCTTGCTATAGGAACGTGGAGGCCCGATTATATTGTAGGAATTACTCGAGGGGGATTGATTCCTGCTGTTATGATCAGTCAATATTTTAATATTCCGTTACATACTCTCAATGTAAGTCTACGAGATAGTGAGATTGGTCCGGAGAGTAATTTATGGATGGCTGAAGATGCTCTAGGACCGTTGTCCAAGGATCGTGCAGTTGATAGCGATACTGCTTTTAAAAACATTTTAATTGTAGATGATATCAACGATCAAGGCACCACACTTAACTGGATCATGAAAGATTGGCCAAGTGGTTGCTTTCCAGATGATCCAGCCTGGGAAGAAGTGTGGAATAACAATGTTAAATTTGCTGTGTTAGTAGATAATCTCGCCAGCAAGTGCAATGTTAAGATGGATTTCGTTGGCATGGAAGTTAACAAGGCAGAGAAGGATGTATGGATTGATTTTCCTTGGGAAGATTGGTGGACAAAATGATCGATTCTAAGATTAAAGTTCATTGCACTGACGCAGGTAAAGATTTTGATATGCATGTTCTAGGTTATAAGCCCAAGGCATTTTTAGATGTTGCATTTCAAACTCTTAAACTACGATTAGTTTATATGGAACGCACTAAAGCATTTGCAGGCAGTCTAGGCGGCCGTGAGTTTGTTGTACGAGAAGATGACCTACCTACAGAAAGAAAGGAATATAAACGATGAACTTACATTATTCGTTAGACGATGCACGTGATGCAGGGCAGGCACCATGGAACGATGTTGTACAAGACGACTTTCATGTGGTTGTTTTTAAAGACAAGTATCCTGTAACAGACGGTCACTTGTTGTTTGTGCCTAAATATTCAGCTGTGGGAGTTATTGAAGATTGTTTTGCTGATGCTCTGAGAGTAGGGCAGGCAAAGGTTAAAAATGGTGAGTGGGATGGATTCAATATTGGCCTTAATTGGGGCGAAGCTGCTGGACAGACTGTGCCGTATCCACATGTTCATTTGATTCCTCGACGCAAAGGTGACATGGAAGACCCCACAGGCGGTGTCAGACATGTTATTCCAGAAAAAGGTAATTATAAAAAATGAGTGAGATATTGTGTCTGATCTAAAAACAATTTTAGTTCCTTGGAAAAAAGAACAAACTGGATTTTGGTGGAATGAAACCTGTGCCATGGTGTTGGAACACTTTGGCTTGCCAGGCGATCGATACACTAGTCATCCAGAAACAGATCAAATGACATTTAAATTTTATCACGAACATGATGCCATGCTGTGCAAAATATTGTTAAGCGACAGAATATGAAGAAATACATCATTGGGTTTGTTGTTGCCTGTGTGCTTTGGATTCTCTTTCTTTCTCAAGTAGACGTGCCAGAATATAAGGTATACGATTGCAGTATATCCGAATGGCATCCTGATGTTCCTAATGAAGTAAAACAAGAATGTCGTAAGCGTAGATCACAACCAGGAATGATAACATGACTCGATGGACAGTTACTCTTGAAGAAGATCCCGATACTGGTGATCTCATTATGCCAATACCACAGGAAGTATTGGATCTGCAAGGTTGGGGCGAAGGCGACACATTAGAATGGCTAGATCAGGGCAATGGCTCTTGGCAATTACAAAAAAAGAGTGTATAATAAACTATGAGCAAAATAAAAATAGCAGAACTTTTTTACAGCATACAAGGCGAAGGCCGATATATGGGTGTCCCTAGTGTGTTCTTACGCACGTTTGGATGTAACTTTACTTGTGACGGCTTTGGTATGTCACGTGGTGAACAAAGCAAGGAGCGTGATTTTATTGCGGCCGATATTAAGAAGTTTTTTAAATATCAAGACTTACCATTAGTAAGCACAGGTTGTGATAGCTATGCCAGCTGGGATCCTAGATTCAAAGATCTTTCGCCCATGCTAACAACTGATGCGATTGCAGAACGCATCATGGAAATATTACCTTACAAGCGTTGGGAAGATGAACACTTGGTTATCACTGGCGGTGAACCGTTGTTAGGTTGGCAACGTGCTTATCCGGATCTGTTGAATCATCTGAGTATGACAGGTCTTAAAGAAATTACTTTTGAAACCAACGGTACTCAAAAGCTAACTCCGGAGTTTAAAAAATATCTACAAGAATGGGCACAGAATCCTCCTTTTGCCAGTAGAGAAGTTACATTCTCGGTCAGTGCCAAACTCAGTTGTTCAGGAGAACAGCCTAGTGAAGCTATACGCCCAGACATAGTCTGTGAATATCAAGAAGCTGGTCATGTATATCTCAAATTAGTAGTGGCCACTGAAGGTGATGCAGAAGAAGCTCTAGAAGCTGTGGATATCTATCGTGCAGAAGGTTTCACTGGTAATGTTTATCTCATGCCTGTGGGCGGGGTTGAAAGTGTATACACACTAAATAACCGCAGAGTAGCAGAACTGGCAATGAAACATGGACTGAGATATTCAGACAGATTGCAGGTGCCATTGTTTAAAAATGAATGGGGAACATGATGAATAAATGGATTGAAAAATTATTTGGTATTGACAAGATCAGAGCAGAAGCAGAACGATCAATAGGCATTGCAGCACAAGCCTCTGAAACAGCCAAAGCAGCCACTGAAGCTGCCGAACGTGCTACAGAAGCAGAGGCACAGGCCAAATTATCTCCAAAAGAACGTGCAACACGTAAAAAAGAACCGTGGGTAGGCGTAATCGAAACACATGTCAACAAAGATAATGTTCGTAATGGCTTTTTTGAGCTTGACTGGAACGACCTTTTTGTGTTAAAATTAAAGCAAGAGGGATATGGTGAGGACGGAGACAAAGACGAAGAAATTATAGATCGTTGGTTCCGTGAACTGTGTGCCAATGTAGTAGTCGATGGCGATTTCGGCGGTCCTGTAAACACAGGCGTAATTGATATTAAAACAGTGAAGAAAGATAATCTATGAATTATATCTTAGTTGATACAGCAAACACATTCTTTCGTGCTCGTCACGTTATCAACGGTGACGCTGATATCAAACTAGGCATGGCATTTCACATCACATTAAACAGTATTCGCAAAGCATGGCAGCAGTTCGAAGGTAGTCATGTTATCTTCTGTTTAGAGGGTAGATCGTGGCGCAAGGACTACTATGCTCCTTACAAGCGTAATCGTTCAGATGCTCGTGCCGCACACACAGAAAAAGAACAAGAAGAAGACAAAATCTTCTGGGAAGCATTTGACACGTTCAAAGAATTTATTGCAGAAAAGACTAACTGCACTGTTTTGCAAAATCCGCAACTAGAAGCTGATGATTTAATTGCAGGGTGGATACAAACACATCCAAATGACAAACATGTGATCATCAGCACAGACACAGACTTCGTTCAATTGATTGCACCCAATGTCACACAATACAATGGTGTTATGGAACATGTTATCACTGACAAAGGAATATTTGATGACAAAGGCAAACCTATCATTGACAAAAAAACACAAGAGCCTAAGCCTGCACCTAACCCAGAATGGCTGTTGTTCGAAAAATGCATGCGTGGTGATACCAGTGATAATGTCTTCTCAGCGTATCCAGGTGTGCGTACTAAAGGCACAAGCAAAAAAGTGGGTCTTAGTGAAGCGTTCGAAGATCGTAAAAGCAAAGGATTTGCGTGGAACAATCTCATGTTACAGAGATGGTCCGATCACGAAGGCAAAGAACATAGAGTCTTAGAAGATTATGAACGCAATCGTCGACTGATTGATCTAAGTCATCAGCCAGATAACATCAAAGAAATAATTACAAATACCATTTCTACTGCAACCGCCGAACAAAAGAATGTGAGTCAAGTAGGTATAAGATTGATCAAGTTCTGTAATTTGTGGGACTTGAAAAAGATTGCTGATCAGGCACAGAGTTATGCAGAACCACTTAATGCGAGGTATACACAATGACAGATATACATGCTAAACCTATCATAGCAAATAAATTTTGGATCGTAGAGGAGAACGGTGAGAAGATTGCCACTCTGAGAAAAGACGACGACAATAGATTTTTTATGAGCAACGAGTCGGGTGTGAAAATTTACGAAACCAAAGACAGTCTAACTCGTCAGTTTGGTAAAAAGTTTTTCACAGTAAAAATTGTCAAGGAAGCCGACACAGCTCTACCTAATGAGGTTCATGGATACTCCACCAGTGCCGAACCTCACAATGCCATGTTTGATATTCGTAAGAAACTGCCGCTATTCACCAAGAGCAGCGATTCCAAGAGTCTATACTGTGCAGGTTACTACTGTATAAAATTTGACAAAGGATGGGTTAAAAGTTTTTGTCCAAAAAAAATCACACTGGAACGATATCCATATAAAGGTCCGTTCAAAACAGAATTAGAAATGAAACAGGTATTGGCTAATGTTGCAAAATAATCTACCAGATACACTGCCCACTATACAGAAACTGTTGCAGAGAATTCAAGTAGCTGAACGCAGTCAACAAAAAGAAATACGCATTAGTTTACAAGAAGCACGTGATCTGACCACAGAACTGGCACTCATGTCTGCTAAACTAAGCAAGACTGTGGGCGAAATACATCAAATGCTGGCAGCAATCAAAGAATCAACCACTCAAATAGACGTAAAATTCGACGGCGGCAAGTTCTAAAAAGATATAAATATATACGTGGTTAATTAGGAACACGTATATGAGTAGACCCAAACCTAAAATTCTTTTAGAATATGCTAACAAAGAAACCTACAAGGTTGAGCAAATTCTCGATTCAGAAGCTATCTGGGCTGTGTTCTATAACGGCCAACCTTTCAATCTCAAGAGCGGTAGTTTGGTAGCCAGCTATCCCGGACCAAAATATAAAAAAGTCTCATTTTCAAATCCAGGTCATGCACATAATCTGGCAAAGAAATTAAATCGATTGTTCAAGACCAAAGACTTTGCTGTATATAAACTCACTGCAGGTGAAGAGATTAAATGACATGAACAAAGATGCCTACACCAAGGCGTTCTTGCAGGCAGCAGAATTACCGGTTAATGAAAAAAACATCAAAGACTACAAAGCTGTATGGTGGTGGAGTTTTAGGAAAAAAGATCAAGGTGGTTTAAGATTAACTGAACAGGCTCTCGAATTCATTGAGAAATATGCCAAAATTAAAACCTACAAAATAGAATTTCCCAAAGAATTTGCATTCACTCCGCAGGTGCTGCTTTGGTTAGATAACTACATTGATTCTCCTTTCTTTGTTAATAAAAAACACATTATAGTAATGAAAGAAAAAGCTGCATTTGAGTTATATCTTCTTAGTGGAGATGTTAGAAAGCTAGGACACAATCGAGCCATGAGTAAAAGACTTAGCCAAGAATCTACCCCCGAGTAATCCCCCTGTATAAATATTTTCACTATGTTTGACCTTAATCCAATGGACGTACTACAACAGCGAAAGCTGAAGACTGTGGCCCCACATTTCACTGAATTGAATATTTCAGAATCTGAAATATTTGAAGGCATCGAAGATTGGATCAAAGTCAAACTCAAGGGCAGATATTATATCTGCAAAAAACCTGCTCTAGACCAGAGTGGAAATTTAAGATCTTCGCATTTCGTAGGTTTTGAAGATCAAAAAGAATTAACCTATTTCATGCTTGCATGCCCACATCTAAGGAGAAACTAATGTCAGAAGAAGTTAAAGATCAAGTCGTAGAGACACCAGCCCAAGCAGCGCCTGCGGCAACAGAAGCACCTGCAGCACAAGGTCCTGATTTAAATATCAGCGATCTGTTAGCCGTAAAAAATATCATCGAAGTTGCAACAAGCAGAGGAGCGTTCAAAGCAGCAGAATTGGAAGCAGTTGGTAAAAGTTTCAACAAACTAAATTCCTTCCTTGAAGCTGTATCTAAAAAGGAAGCCTAAATGAAAAGCCTTAAACACATAGGTAGAATTCAAAACACAGGTGCCAAGGTATTGGTAGTGTTTAGAACGTTGCCCGGAGAGTCAAACATGGCTCTAGTATTACCTGTAGCTCAACTGCCAGATCAATATCATGATTCGATTATGACTTTGGTAGAAACAGAACAAGCGCAGGATGCATTTGAGTTTGGCGAAATCATGCACATACGCCCATTCCCGGATGGTAGACCTATGTTGCGGGCCATGCAAGCAGATGGCAGATTGATTAAAGTAGCCACAGATGCTGTAATGATGACACCTACTACCAACGATACTGTGCTGTTGGCTAATCTTAACACGCTGATAGCAGAACAGAAAAACTGCACCGTAGATGATCTATGCACATTTGTAGCAGGTGCTCCGTCTGCTAAAGCTGAAGTTAAAAATGCAGCCACAGTAAATGATACGATTCCTGCGGTAGATTCAGATATACCTGCTCCTATACGAGCGCAGGCCGCAACCGATGCTGTACTAACTGACAAGGATCTAGCAAAATCATATCGTAGCCAAGCTGATGCTATGTATAAAGAAGCAGCAAGATTACGCAAAGAAGCGGAAGAACTCGATCCCACTGTTAAAAAAGTTAAAAAGGTAGAAGAAACTGCTGATGCCTAATCCCTTGTTCAAACCTCCGCGCCATCTTGTAAAAGAATGGCCGGAGGTTTTTGAAGATCTCTACATGAATACCATGCCGGTAGCCTATCTGGATTCAGTACGACTGGATTTTATAGATGGCAGAGTATGGGAAATCGATGTAAAAAATGAATTGACTAAACAAACTTCCGAAAGCATCGCTGACGTATTGCTTAACACACTCCAAGAATACAAGGATGAAATCAAAAAGATCGATTTTAAAGTTGATGTGACCCGCTTGAAAACTGATATTGCCAGCGAAACTAATAAATTGTTCTAGATGATTAAAAGCATTGTTAGATTTACTTATGTATAGAGTCGATGATTCATCTGTAGAAAAAGAAGTAATAGAGATTTTAACATCTCGACCAATGTCGTTGATGCCCATGAATAAGTTAACACCTATTATCAAAGCAATCAATGATTATAAGTTAACACAAATATTAGAAATTGGAACATTTGCAGGCGGCACTACATATATACTAGCAAAAGAATTCCCAAGCAATTCAATAACAACCGTTGACCCTAGCAACTTTGAAGAATACTTCGCAATGAAAGGTCTCTCAGATCATTTAATGCACCTACGATCGAAGTATCCCGAACTTATGTTAGAGCCCGCATCTTTTAGACATATTCAAAAATTGTATAAAAAAGAGTGCGATAATATTACGTTAATTACAGATGTAGTGCATAATGTTGATATTTCTCAAATGAGTTGTATAATACTCGATGGTAGCCATAAGGACGAAGTTTTAAAAACTGACTTAGAATATTGTTATGCGAACATGAAGCCCGGTATTATATTTGTCGACGATTGTATGTATGAACATATTAACAAGTGTGCCAACAGATTTGCCAAAGAACATCATTTAGAATTAGTCTATTTTAATATCGAACACAACGGACTCTGGAAACTTGATCTATGTGCAATAATAACAAATCCATTAATTAAATTATAGCAGAACAATTTCTCTATTCTGGTTAGTTGATAATAACATGCTCTTTGTAAAGCTGTTCGGCGAAAGATTTATGAGCATCCTCATTTAAATGTCCATGTGGTAATGTAGTTTTTTCCGTTTTAAAATCGTATAAACAACAATCTGTAGTTGCAAATAGTTGAGAATTATGTAATTGATTTATTATTTTGTTAAAAAATAAAGCATTCTCAAGTGACGCTACCCGATATGTGCCGTAAGCGTGTGTGCTGGGCCAAAGACATAATTCTTCACGAATTTGTTCCATAGGGATCACAAACAATCTGCCATTTATTTTCTGTTTTATTGATTCGAATACTTTTAAATCTCTATAATAATTCCACAAGA